ATTGGTAATGAAGAGGTCGAGAGTTCAATCCTCTCTCGCAGCACCATTTATCTCAATGACTTAGCCTCAGAAAAAGAAGTGCTCAGGGGTTCTCGTGAACCTCGGGGGTTCTGATGGACGCCAATCCGGGTTCATGGGAACCGCAGCGATATTGGCGTTACACGAGCTACCGGCTGGAGGAGCTGTTCACGCGCGGTCGTGACGGCTGGGGCTCGCGCTCGATGCTCAACGCCTCCCTGAGCCTCGCGCCGTTCATCGAGGCCGGCAGGCTGCGGATGATCATGCGGGCGATCCCGCCTCTGTCTCCCCGGATCGAGAAGAAGGTCGCCTCCTTCTCCAACGCTCGCGAAAGCGCGGCGCATATGATCCTGAAGCACGCCGCCTGTCGGTGGATGCGGGCGAATGGTGCCAAGGATGCCGAGGAAGAGGTGCCTGGCTACGGCGGCCGGTTCGACGTCTACAGCGAGAAGGCTGACTGGATCGCTGAGGTCGGCAACTCCAACGTCGACAAGCTGGCCTATGCCATCATGAAGCCGACACCACAGCGCTTCACGCTCGTGCCCTACCAGCGGCAGGCATGGCGAAACGGCAAGCCTCGCCGGCTGATCGGGATCGACTTCGTCTGGGATGCCAGTCTGGGACCTGACCTTGAGGCGGCGCTACGCGCTCAGCGCCTCGCCGGTCGATAGGCCCTGGCTGAAGGTCGTCACGGAGCCTGAGGCCTAATCTCCCTCCCCACCTGGATCTCTGGGAAGGAGCGAAACTAAGCGACTTGGCTTGGAAGCGCTTTGGTTCTCGTCCCTAGGGGCTTCCGAGGGGTGGAGGTTCGGGCGTCAGGTAGGATCCGGCGCGTTGGTCAATTTGTTGTAGTTATCTTTGATTTCTTCTAGTTGCCTAATTTCGTTGAAGAGACCTTCAAACAGCTCTTCGATCAGGTCGCTATCGGTCTGGCCCATTTGCTTAGCATGAAACATATAAATGCCGAATAGGTCTCTGGCAAAATCTATAGCGCCGCCTTCGCGGGGGTAGGCCCGGGATAGCGTATTCACGATCTCGGCATTCAGAGACCGGCCGTTCTCATCGGCTGCATCTCGGATGCGGTCACGAAGCGCCTCGGGAAGGCGAAGCTTCATTTGGGGATCGTCGCGGCTCATGCCGCTTGATGAACCACGGTGGTGTTGACTTCAAGGGACCACCGTGGTTCGGTACCACCGTGGTTCCAGAGGAGGCAGCATGCGTCAAGGCGAGCAGATGAAGATCCGCTTGCCGGCCGACCTGAAGGCGTTCGTCGCCGGTCAGGCTGAGCGATACGGCAACAGTCAGAATGCAGAGATTGTCCGAGCGGTCCGAGAGCGGATGGAGAGGACCCTAGCGACGACGGGGGTGCAGTTTGGCGACCAAGCCCCCGCCGCCGCGCACGAAGCCGCCCGCAAGGGCGATCCCGTCACCCACGGCTAGGAGCCGCAGATGAGCAACGATAGCACACTGCCCACGCCCGGCGCGATGCCGCTCACGATGTCGAGCCGCGAAATCGCGGAACTGACCGGCAAGGAGCACAAGAACGTCATTCGAGACATCCGCGGGATGCTCGGCGGTTTGTACGGACAGGACCGGCTTGACCAAGTGGCTCCTGAAACCCGGCGTCAGCGTCACCGAGAGTTCTGCGGCGAGAACGCAAAAGCCATCATCGTCGGCCTGCTGGGCGATGGCTCAGAAGTGAGCCATGCTCAGGCATCGCAATCCTTTCAGGGGGTTAGCTGGGAGCGCGATGCTCGGGGCTACATCACCCTGTTCAGGCTCGACAAGGAGCACACCATCACGCTCGTGACGGGCTACGACGTGGTGCTTCGGAAGAAGATTATTGACCGCTGGATTGATCTTGAGGGCGCGGCGGCGAAGCCGGTTGATGTTCGCGATCCGGGCCAGCTTGCAGCCATCGCCCTTCAGCTCATTGAGGTGAACAAGGAACTGCAAGGCCGCGCCGCAGTCGCAGAGGCCAAGATCGAGGCTGACAAGCCCAAGACCGGTTTCTTCGACCGCTTCATGAACGCGGACGGCCTGTTCGGGCTTCAGAACGCCGGCCGGATCCTGATCGAGCCTCCCAACAAGTTCGTCGGGTGGCTGAAGCAGCAGTTTCTCTTCTACCAGGGCGGTTCGCTCGTCCCCCGCGCGCAGTACCGCACGATGGGGATATTTGAGGTCAAGGCGACCGTCGTTGACGACAAGGCCCGCTATCAGACCTACGTGACGCCGAAGGGCCTTCAATACCTCGCCAAGAAGCTCGGCAAGAGCATCCCCGGCCTGGAGGAGGCATGATGTCGGCGTTCATTGTGGATGTGAACGACCGGGGCGAGGACGCGGAAGGCAACGACTACAATTACCGCGTCCAGCCGCACGTGATCGCGGCCGGACTGATGGTCGAATTGCCGGTCCTCATCCGCTTTCCTGATGGCCGACTTCAGGAAGCCATGCAGGCTCGGATCACGACGAAGGGGCTCGCGCATATGCGGGCCGAACTGGACGCCGAGAAGGCCGGTCACAAGCCGGGCCGAGCCTAACCCCTTTCCCTCTCTCACCAGATCGAAGGAGAGAAGACCCGATGACCCAATTCAACCCGATGAAGCTGATCGTCCTCTACGCGATGACGGTGATCCCGATGGGCGGCGTGCTGCTGGCCTCAATCTTCTCGCCGAGCAACGGGCGGATGGCGGTGGCCGACGCGATCCTCGGCTTCATGATCGGATGCTTCTGTGCGGCAGCCATCGGAGCCCTCATCGCCGGCTACGTCGCTGGCGTGTGGTTCCTGTGCCGCTCCGAGAAGGGTGCCTAACCCTCCCCCACAGATAGGAGAGAAGCGATGACCGAGCCGAAGCCCAACATCCGCGGTCACGAGACCGAAGCCAAGGCTCGCAGAGCGGCGATGAAGTGGTTCGCCTTCAGCAACGGCGCGAAGCCGGTCGAGGGCGTCCACTTCCACATCGTTCAAAACGAGTTTGGCGGCTGGAATTTTGAGAGCGGCCGGAAGCCGAAGGCCGCCTGACCCCGCTTAACTAGGAGCGACACACCATGGCCGATAGGAAGGAAGCGGGTATGAGCGAGCACTTGGTTGCACGACTTGAGCAATGGCCTTCCTGCCCAGCCGGGTCGGATCCTTTCGCGTCTACCTATGTCGGTGACCTGATGAAGGAGGCCGCTACCGAACTCCGGCGGGTCTACGCGTCCGCCGTGAAGGCCGATCTACAGATGGGCGACGGGCACACCTACGCCGCCCGGCAGACGCTCGACGCGATCATGGAGAAGGAGCCGCCCTATGGCGTCTAGCCCCTCCACCGCATCCCCCGCCGGCATGGAACTCCCAGATGAGATTGCGAGGGCTATTTCGGACCTAGAGACTGAGGCTGAGCTGTATGCTGGGTCGTTCGTCGACCGCGATAGTGTCGCCAAGGTTCGCTCAGCCCTCACCACCGCGATCCTCTCCCGTCTCTCTGCCGCCGAGGCCGGGAGAGAGGAGGCTTGTCGAGAGCGGGATCAGTTCCGGAGATCATACAACGCCTGCATCGCCGACATGGAGCGCGGGGGCACCTGCAAACGGGTCTACTCGGATGCCGCGCTCGGTCATGCGCTTGAGGAAACCGAAGCCGCTCGTGACGCTGCCCTCGCCCGCATGGAGAGGCTGGAGAAGGCGCTGGGGACGATCCTGAAGCCATTCCCGTGCGTGAGTGGGCCGCCGGAGGATGCGCTTGAGGACTTGATGGCCGCCGTCAGCCGGTTCCGAGCGGCTGCCCGTTCTGCCCTTTCCGAAGCCCCGTCCCAAGGAGACCGGTGATGGCCGAGATGATTATCCGCGAGTCGTCTGAAAAGCACGGCTGGGCTTGGGTTCCCATGCCCGGCGCTTTGGTCAGATCCTCACACCCTCAGACCGTTCTGAACCCTGACAAGGAGTTCGCGGTGCTGGAGGTGAAGTTTGAGGATGGCCGCTTCTACGTGAGGGGCGAGAAAACATGCTGGTTCGGCCTGGGAATGGTCACCCCCGTTCTAACAGAGGATGGCCGTCTCGCGATCAAGGAAGCTGCCCTCTCCGATCCCAGCCCTCCTGATCTGAAAGAGACGAGAGAGGGAGCCGAAGGATGAGCACACCATCTGGAGTGGTCGCGATCCTGACGAGGGGCAATGGCGAGGTGATGGCAACGGCCGCCGACTTCGACCCGAAGAGCCCTGGCTACGGCACGGTAGACAGCGCGCAGAAGGGCCGGGCCCGGCAGGCGCTTGCCAACACCTTCGTCCGCGAGTGGTGCGGGGCTGACATCGCCGAGGTCATGCGTGGCTACGACGCCGAGCAGCTCGTGGACGCGCTCTGCCAGAGGAAGGGCTATCAAGTGACGATGATCGCTGCCGGCGGCGATCCTTCCCCTGCTGCTACCGAGGAGGGCTAGCCGATGGCCGTCACTCCGCTGCACGTCCACATCGCCCTACACTATCACGTCTCGCCCGAGCAGTGGCACATGCTGAGCGTGCCGATCCATCGGCAGTATGCGGATGACCTTGTGGCGGCCGGTCTGCTCCAGGGCTCGCGAGATGCCGGCTACGAGAAGACCGATGGCCTCGCCGTCTGGATCGACGCGATCTGCTCGACGCCATTCCCGGTCAAGCGATGGGTGATGCCCGCCGCCCGCCAAGCCCTTGCCGCTGTAGAGGGGGAGACGCCGTGAGCAACCAGCCGCCTTTCGACCCGCTCAACGCAACGCCCCAGGAGCAGAGCGACATGCTTGACGGCTACCTGTGGGGCTGCCGCAATCAGACCCCGCCGGGCTTTCCAAGCATGGCCTTCGAGCACGGCTACCGGATGGCCCGCAACGACAAGGCCGGGGTGATTGACGATGACCAACGCGAACTAGCCCGCAGGATCATTGGCGGCCACACGATAGCGCGTGCCTGACCCTTCCGGTCAGCGGCACGGGCGAAGGGGTAAGGGCAGCCGGGAACTCTTTCGAACGCGAGAGGAAGCGAACATGCAACGGCACCCAGGGACCACCAGCCTCGTCTATTTCACGCCCGCGGAGGTGGCAGACATGCTGCGCGAGAAGCTTCGGGCGGAAGGCGTGACGCAGGAGATCTGCGGCATTCAGATTTGCGTCGAGCAGCCATTCGGCGACGGCATGAAGGTTCACAACGAGGTGCCGCGCCTCAACGTGATCCTGTCCGACGCTGGCATGTGAACAGCGCGGAGGGGAAAGAATTCGAACTCGGGAGGTGGTGATGGTGTGCGCGCATTGTGGGCAGGACTTCCGGGCGAAGCATCCCGCGCAACGGTTCTGCTCGCCCATCAAGGGGCGGCGGCTCTGCAAGGACGCTCACCACAATCAGCGGCGGAGGCCGGTGATCGTCAACGGCGTCGAGGCCCCGGCGGGCTTCGTTGGGTTGTCCGACGACGAGCACGAGGCTTGTATGGATCTCGCGACGAGCGACGATTTCTGAGGCTGAATAGGGCGGAGGGGTATCCTCCCTTCCCCACGCGATCAGCCCCCGCTACCTTCAATCCATGAGCGACGACCATGACGCTATTCAAGAAGCCGCAGACGCCCTGGTCCTGGCCGGCTATGACGTCCAACCATGGGGCGACGATCTCTCCATGTGGCTCGTGAACGGCGAGACGGTATCGGATGGCGATCTGCTCGCCCTGGCTATCCGGCTGGGGTTGATGGATCCGACGACGACGCGGCTGCAATGACCGCCCTCGGCCTCGTCCTCCCGCTCCGGATCGAACGCCTGGAGGAAGCCGTCAAGGTGGTCGGCGCGCACGGGAAGTCCGCGCTTTACGTCTACATTAGCGCCGATCGGGAGCGTAGGCTTCAGACCGGGCGGCTGTCGCCAGAGGAAGGGGTCGAAGCTGCAAGGATCTGCGCAAGGGCGCTGACGGATGCGCTTTCTGCATTGATCGCGAACGACTGAGTCAAGCCTGAAATGGAAAGCCCCGACACAGCGATTATGCTGGCCGGGGCTTTGTATTTCCAGTCGTTCAAGGGCTACCGAGGGGTTGAACCACGCGAACGGAACCGGTACATTCTGAAGTGGCCCGGCGGATTAGCAGTCCAACCGGGCCGGCAAACGGATTAGCTTGTCGAGGGCATCCGTCTGTGAACCCGGTAATAGCGCAAGTCGCCCCGAAGTTCCAGACCTTCTCCTCCCCAAATCTGACTCCGGTTGCACGTGTAGGGTGTGTGGCCGGGGCACTGGCCGATCAGCCCAACGCTGGGCGGTATCGTGACGCTGGCGGCGGACGCGCAGGCGACTGCGTGGGAGTACATGGCGACCAGGGATGGGCGGTCCATACGCCATCGGGCACCTGTTTAGAGAGACAGCCCGGGACCAGAGGCGCCGGCCTCAAGAACTCTCAGGATCGCGCCCCGGCGGCAGTGCGATCTAGCAGTAAGCGGCGGTCGGCTCCGGCCTTCAGTCCCCTGCTTTCAGGTAGCGCTGTGAGGGTGTGTTGGGAGGCTCCGGCCTTTTGCCCTTCCCCTTCACGGGGCTACCTGTGAGCAGGTCACAACGATCCCACCAACCTTCAGGTATCAGAACTAGATACAGGAGACACAGGTGCCGAGACCAGATTTCGCCTCTGAGGAACGGCTGATCCAGCAACTGGACCGTGAGAGCCGCGACCGCACCGAGAGGGTGAAGGCGATGCTTCGGGAGGAAGGCCGTCCAGAACTGGCGGACCAACTGGATCAGAAGATCAAGGACATCGACTCGGGCGTGCAGGGGGCACGTTCGACATGGCACAGCATTTCCGACACACAGAGGCGGGTGCTCCTGCTGCTGGCCGGAGGCAGCCAGAGACAGTTGGCGCGAGCGGGCGACGTCTATTCAATTCGGGGTTCGGGAACGGCCGATGACCCAGCCAAACTGATCAGGACGGGCATCCGGCGACCAACCGTTCGCGCCCTTGCCTCGCGCGGCTTGCTGGAGTGGACCGGCGGGGCCTTTGATCCTGAAGCCGCTGCCATGCTGACTGAACAGGCCCGCTTCGTCCTGAAGCATGGGCGGCCGGCGCCGGGAGAGCACTTCCCCGGCTTCAGGCCATGAAAAAGGCCGCTCCGGCGAACCGGGCGGCCTGATGTCTTCCAATCTCCCCGACGAAGCGCCAGGAGAGGTGCGGGTCGGGGCTAGGGCTTATGGAGCGGGGATGAGTGCGCCGGGCTGGTAGCGACCTCAGAGACCCGCTGCTTCAGCCAGTCGACCACGGGGGTGATGTCGGGTCTCATGTGAACGATCCCGAAGCCGAGGACGAGGCTGATCACGAACGCCCAGGCCACCCTGCCCCAGCGGGTTCTAGGCGGCTCCTTGGCCATGTCCTTGGGGGCGATCAGCGAATAGAAGCAGCCGAGGGATACCAAATAAATCCAAAAGCCATTTAGGTCTGAATTGACCATCCAGGCCGGCTGCCCGTCCATCCGCCAGAGGAGCAGCCAAATGGCGCCGCCGCACACCCCGGTCAGGAACATGACCTGACCCATGATGCTCTGCTGAGCGGACACGGGCGACGGCCGAAGCACGATCTCGCGGAACGCCGGGAACCACGCCACGATGGCGGTCCCGCTGAACACGATCATGAAAACCCGAAGCCACTCGGTTTGAAGGTTGGTCGGTAGGAACGGCGCCACGATCCAATACGAGAGCGCCGAGGCCAGTCCGATCCAAAGCGTGAGGCTCCGGCGGAAGCGGGCTGCGAGGGTCAATGGCGACGCTCCAAGAGCTTCAGGGCATCTATGGCAGCGGCGAGACCCGGCTCCTGATCGGCGCGGTGCCGCTGTCGTTCAAGCCGTTGATCGCTGCGGCGGCGGATCTCACGGCGGGTGGCTTCGATCTTCTTCCGGTCCTCGATGGTCGAGGCGGCCACCTCACTGGCGACCTTCTGGGCCTGCTCGTGGGCTTCGCCACTCTCGGCGATAGCGGCCTCGAACTGCTCCAGCTTCGTCTTGACGCGCGTCGGATAGAGCCATGACATGAGGAGCCTCCCGATCATGCTGCTCCCCGGTCATGACGAACGAGAAGGTTGACGACGGCGTTGACCCCGGCATGGTGGTTTGCGACCGCGTGGCGCGTTTCGCTGATCTCTTTCGCGGTTTCGTGGGCTTGCTCGCGTAGGGCTTCGGCCGCAGCCGCCTGAGCGGACTGCATGCGTTCCAGTGTCGCCGTGAGGGCCAGTGTTGCGGTTTTCTGAGCGGATACCTCGCCGGTCGCCAGTTCCGTGAGCTTGCCGGTGCGATCCCAGGAGCGGACCAGCAGCCAGAACAGGATGCCGACCGCGATGAGGAGCAGCACGCAGAAAGCGCCGAGCACCTTGTACTGAAAGAGGACGTCGGCCGCCTGGGCGGCGGCTTTGGTCGCTTCGGCCGTTTGAGCGAAGGCCTCCGTAATCAGCATCGTTCAGGCTTGCCGTGCGGTGGTGTTCTGACACAGGGTGCGTTCAGCCATGGCTAGCGCGGACCTTCGCGTTGGTTGTGGTTAGGGGAGCCGGCTGCAATGCTGTCCAGGCTGACAGTCGGCTCCTCGCTGCATCGCCTTTGGCCGGGCGACGGCGGCTGTGGGTTAGCCCTGCGTGATGCCGGGAACGCGGGAGGCCTCATCGACGGAGCCGACCACGTTCGCCACCGGGATCTCGCCAGCCGTCTTCGGCTTCGTCACGACGGCATCGACCTGCGGGAGTGCGGCTGCGTCCTTGATGATGCCGTGCGGGCGGCGGTCCCATAGGCCCCAAATCGCGGTTCCGACGACGCCGAGCAGGCTAAGGAACGCCTCGATCACGGAAGGGTCAGTAAAGGTCGCGAGATCCTTCGCGTTGCCGTAGCCGTGGCTTCCGAGCCACGTCAGGCCAACGAGGAGAAGGATCCGGATCGAAGATTTCGTCTGTGCGTCCATGTTATCTCAACCTAGATGGGAGGCAAGGCGGTCCCACAGGTCCGCCGGGATGCTGTCGAGTTCGGCTTTGCTGAAGGTTTCGTGATGCATCGGGCCGACGCGCTTCAGCTTCTCGACAAGGGCCGGCCTCAGACGCTTCAACGCGGTCTGGACCTCGGGCATGCCGAGAGCCATTTCGATCTTCATGCCGTCGCTGAATGAGGTCGTGTACGGAACAGGGATGGCGTAGCGGCGAGCCATGGCGCGGCTCACTTCTTCACGCCGGGGACGACGATCGTCTGGCCGTTGATGTTGATCACGCCATCCACGGGATCGCCGGGCTTCGGCTCGGGCTTGGCCGGGGGCTTTGGGGTCGTCCCCTTCTTCGGGGCCTCAAGGGCGGTGTAGGCCGTGGTCAGGCGCTGCTTGTAGGCGGTGCAGGCGAGGCCAGCGATCTTGCTGACGGAGATAGCAGGGGCAGCCGGCGGGTAGGCAGCAGCCACGAGCGCCGCGATGCCCTCAAAGCTCGGTTCGAACGAGCAAGCCGTGGTCGCCACCTGTTGGACCTTCGTGGCGAACGCCTGCGCCTGAGGTGAGTTGATGCCGGCAGCCTGGAGATTGGCCGGAGTGAGCGAGCCGACCGCGATAGCGGCGGGGTTGATGGCAGCCTGGATCTGCTCCTGAGAGGCCGTCAGATTGCAGCCGCCGAGCACGGCGAAGGGGGCAACGCAGGCGAGCGCCAGCGCCGCGCGAAACGAGCGGATCATGAGAATTCTCGCGATGTTGGATTGCCCGGTTTCTTATTTGCGAGCCAAAAAAGCGCGCGAGATCAGCCGCTTGGGGCGGGTGCGACTGATAGTGAAAGAGGTCTTTGTCTAATTGCGCGGCGGCTTTGCCTGAGCGCGCGGGAGTGCTAATCTGTTCTCAGGTTGTGGCGCACACCACGCCTATTCTGGGCGGCTGGCAGGCTGTTCCGTGATTGGAAGGTGCGGGTCGCATGGATGCGGCGACCTAGCGTGCTAGGCGTCTTCTACCCGGAAGGATGAAGGCCGGCGGCCTGCACTGACCTTCACTTCAGCCACGGCGTAAGCCAACTGAAAAGCTTGTTGCCGATCCGCTTATCCCATCGGTCGGGATAGCGGATCGGCGGCAGAACGGGCTTCGGAGGCTTCGGCTTCTCGGTCACGGCATAGCCCCCAGGTACGAGAACGCGAGGCACCACATCGCTGCCAAGATCACGCAGGCAAGGATGAGGTGGAGGTACAGAGTGCGGACCGCGGCGCGGAACTCCGGGTCGTCGTCCGGGTCGATGTTCACGACTCCTTAACGCCAGCCTTCGCGCCTGCAACCGTTGTCGGGAGGTTCGGCTGTGTCGGGATCGGCACGCCAGACGGCCAGCGATAGGCGGTGATCTCAGAGCGCTTGAACGAGGCAATAGACACCTCGTCAGACTGGTTTCCGCCGAGCAGGAACACCTCAGTTTTGTTGGCGCCGACGACGAACCCGCAGTGCCCCTGCCATCCGGTGCCGCGCTTCTTGGTGGCGATACAGCCGAGCACGGGGGTTTTTAAACCGACACCCCAGCTCTCGAATGAACGAGCGGCGAGGCTGCCCGAAGTCTTCTGCCCAGCCCGATGCAGCATGGCGTTGCAGAAGGCCGCACACCAAGCGACCGCATCATTCTTGATGCCTGGGAAGTCAGCGTCCTTGTAGTAGGCGACCACCTTCGGGTTGTTCTTCTTGCCGGCGCCTTCTTCCGTGCCGAGTTCGGCCGCAGCGAGCGTGAGCCAGGCGGGCTGATCAGTGGCGGTGCGACGCTGGCTGATGTCGTTGGCGATGAGGGCTTTCTGGGTCATGGGACCGGCGATCCCATCCGGCACGAGGCCGGCGATCTTCTGGAAGGCGCGCAGGGCGGCGACCGTCTTCGGGCCAGCGTCGCCATCAGCGCCTGACGCCCCCAGCTCGTAACCGCGGGCGATCAGAGCCTGCTGAATTTCGCGAACGGACAGATCCGCCATCAGTGATGCCCTCGGTGCTTGTCGGCGATTGGCTTGCGGCGCGCAGGCTTAGGCGGCGCGGCTGTCGCGGGATGGCCGGGGTGCAGCGCCGATAGGGCGAGCCTCGCCCAAACGACGCGCCGCGAGATCGCTTTGACGCGGGCGCGCTCGAACTCGGCCTCGAAAGCCGCGACCTTGGCCTCTAGCGTCGAGTGCCGGCGCATGGCGGCGACAGCGCCCGCTTCCGAGCCGGTTAACTCATGAACGAGAAAGCTGTAGCCGGCCGCGTCAGAGGTAAGCGCAAGGCCATGCTGGCGGCACCAAGCCTCAAAGAGATGGCGCCGATCGTTCGTCCACTGGCACCACGAAACGCCGCCCTTCCGGGATGGCTGGCCGCCTTCGTGATAGGCAGTGAAGCCTGCACACTCATGCCCGACATTGCCGAACACGGCTGCGGCGTCGATGCCCGGCAAGCCGACATCGTGCATCAGGCGCGGGCCGTAGACGCCGACCTTCTGGATGAAGAGAGCCGTCAATGCCCGGCCTCCCCTTCATGCGCGGGAGCGCCGCCGAACTCAGCGACGTAGCCGGCCTTCCAGTCGCCGAGGAATACGGCCTGCGCCTGCTCGACGGAGATCACCCCGCGCTTGAGCTTCGCGCAGATGCGGTCCTCAAGCCGGTCCTTGTCGTGGAAGGTCCAAGGGCCGTCGCTCGCCTGGATCCACAAATTGGTGATGTCGTTCGCGCCACCGGCACAGAGCGGCAGGCGGTGATCCACCTCGAATGGACCTTGGTGGTTTGTGCCGGGGATCGTGTCACTCGGGCCCGTCATCCCATAGCGGCGGTAGACGGCCAGCTTCTCCGCGCCCGTGACGTTGCGGACCGTCGCGGTGTTCACGCCCACGATCTCGGCCCGGTCTGTCGTGCGAATAGCGCCTGGCGTAAGGACTGGATCAGGCTCCGTCCCATCGCTTGCAGCCATAGCAGGAGTGCAGGCGAAGGCGAGCGCCAGCGCGATGAGGAAGCGGAGCATGAGTAGCCTGATTTTGCTTGCGGGGTAGGCCCTAAAGTCCTATCGTCAGAGCGTGACGCACAAGGAACTGAAGGCTGCGCTGAATGCGCTCGGGCTGACCCAGATGGGCGCCTCTAGGCTGTTCAGCGTTGATGGTCGGACGGTTCGGAAGTGGGTGGCTGGCGATGCGCCGATACCCGGCTCTGTCGCCCTCTGCCTGAACCTGATGATCCACTACGGCGTCAGGCCAGATGTTGCGGAGGCGCTGAAATGAGCGAATGGCAGGACATCGCCACAGCTCCGAAGGCTACGCCGAACTTGCGGTTCGGCATCTTTGGCCCTGTGATCGTTCTCTCTGACCGGGCGCACGAAATTCGCGGCTACTGGCGAGAGATGTTCGACATGGATGACGGCGACGGCGGCACAGATTGGTTGCCAGAGGGATGGGTCAGCGAGACCGAGGCTGAACTTCTCGCTTGGACACCGACGCGATGGCGTCCCGCCTAACCCCCGCGAAGCTTACACAACGTCTGGAGGAGAGGATGAGCAAAGATCGGTTTCGGATCTGGCTTTTGGAAAGCAAGAGCCCGAACTGGATTGGCGATAATTACGCGATCCAGCCAGAGGACGTGACTGCCGATGCTCTGCGGCAGCATATTCGCGCGCAGGGTGGAGAGCCGTCAGATCTGCGCATCTCACTTGTCGAAGGCGAACCACTGGATCGGAGCGGCGCCCACCGTCACGCCTTCAATCTCGCCGAGAAGCATGGCCGGTTGGTGACGCCGCTCTGGCCTGCGCCTCCCGCATTGGAGATCGCCGGCTGGAAGAGCGGCATCTGCCCTGAACGGATAGAAGGGACGGAAGGATGAGCGGGGCTAGTTGGGCAGGCAAGACGCCGGATGAGATCATCGCTGATGTGAACGCGATCATCGCTAGCCTGCCGCCGGTGCCGGACACATTGGAAATCCCGGTGCCCTACGATTTATATATGGCTTGGCAAGCTGATGAGGATGACAGAGTGGTCCGCGCCTTCCGCCGGAAGGAAGGTTGGGCTGTAGGGCCGATGCTTGAGCGGATCGCGAGCAAGGCCGCTGCCGAGATGTTCGCTTTCAGCCGAGGTCCGCTGCCATGAACCGATCCGAATACCTCACTGCCGCTACCGTTACTTCAATCGCCCTAGCTTGGGGTCTGATGACGGTTGGAAGCGCGTTGCTGCTGAGAGGGTAGAGAGATGACGCCTGATATGAAGCGCTTGTGCGACTTGGCGAGAGCCGAGATCCCCTGCCCATACGACGATGAGGGGCGGCCTACCGTCAGCCTTGATGACCGTGACGAGGCTGCCGAAGCCATCGTCCGTGCTGTTCTCTTGGCTCTGAGGGAGCCGAGCGAAAGCGCAGCAGAAGCTGCCGGGGCCACTTGCCTGCCAAACCCAGATGACCCCTACACTCCTTGGATTGAGATCGGGAGCGACGCGGCTCGTGCCACAACTGCAGCTCTGATTAACCACATCCTCGCCGAGCCCGCTAAGGCGTGAGGCTCACGGTCGAACGGCTGTCACTTTCGCCTGGAACGAGTACGCCGCCCCGATAACGAGGGCTGGCGCGTAGACTTGAACGTCTAGGGTGTTGGCGGCACGAGCGACCGGCTGCCCGACGAGATACCCGCCGGGGAACACGGTCAACGGCGAGAGCAGCACCCGGTCACCGGCCAGAAGCCCGGTCACAGTCACCGTGACAGTGCGAATGCCGGCCGCTATGGCGATGGTCGCCGACTGGCCGATCGTGATGGAGCCTAGGTCCACGAGCGAGCCCGGCCCTTTGATGTTGCCGATCTTGCCCCAGGCCACGGCTCACCTCACGATAGGACGTAGATGTCGCCGGTCGAAAGGTCGAGGTAGAGATCGCCCGTGATCGAGCCGGTGGTGTTGGCCGTGGTCGGCGCGCCCGTGCCGGTGAACCACGTGACGCCGCGCGGTCCCTTGAGATTGCCTTGCTTGGTCCAAGCCATACTAGTCTCCCTTGGTGAAGAGGTTGCCGGTGACGGCGTCGAGGTAGAGGTCGCCGACCATGCCGAAGGTCGGGTCAGGATCGCCGGGCGCCGTGAAGATGCCGGGGCCTCGCGGGCCGGACGTGGGCGGCCTGCTCTTGGCGAACTCGTCCTGCAGGTAGGCCAGCACCGATCCCTGATCGGGGAACGGCACCCCGTCGCAGTTGCCGACGTTGGCCCAGGGCGTGTTGACGACGTAATCGCCAGCCACAGCCGCCTTCATCATGACGGTGATGTTGCCGCCGGTCGCCCCAGCCACTAGCGAGCGCCGGGCATAGGACTGCTCCTGCCCCGACACCCAGATCTCATCACAGTCGGGATCGTACCAGACCAGGATCATCACAGGGTCTCGGGCTGCACCGTCGCGGGAATGATGAACAGGGTCTCGCTCAGCACGGTCACGGGCTGCGTGCTGGTCAGGTAGAAGGCGGCGCCGTTGGCAAGGGTGTTGGCCTGCACCTGGATGGCGAAGCTGAACGTCACCCGTTCGGGGATGCCGGCCGACTGAAACAGCGTGCTGTCGTCCGCCTGCAGCGGGCCAAAGGCCGACTGCGCGTCGCAATCCATCTTCAGCCGGGTGCTGGACGCATCCGACGAGACGATCAGGTTGATGCGAATGTTGTAGACGTCGTTGAGCGCTCGGGCGATGAGCCGGTCGTTGGCGAGGAACTGATGCCCCACGAACGGCGGCAGCAGCTTGTCCATGACCGTCGTCGTCGCGCTGGAGAAGCGGACCTGCTGCCGGACGTTCGCCTCAAACCGATCCTCGGGCCCGGACGTGCGGTCGGTGTAGATGATGTCGCCGAAGCCGAGGTTGGTGCCAGGAGGACCCTGAAGGCCCGTCGCTCCCTGGACGCCCTGTTGCCCCCGAACCGTCACGGAAGCCACTACGGGCCTTCCCTGCGCAGCTACGGCCACACTGGGGCGCTGACGGGCGGTCACGGTGAAGCGGGGAAGGGAAACGCCACCCATCAAGCCGCCCCGGTTCCAGGGAGCACCGTCAGTTCAAATCGGGCAACGCCCTTCGGGGTCGCCGAGCCGGCGGCATAGCGGTACAAATCCCCGAACACGTTCGCGGTGATACCGAGCCGGAGCAAACCTAGGAAAGGCGGGGTCCAGGCTCGTCCTGCGGCCGGGATCAGGAAAGATACCGCGCCGGCCGCTCCGTTGGTGATGACGAGCGACTGGTCCGATGCGGCGCTGTCGCAGATGCCAACGAGCGTGCGGGCATCGTCTTTGAAGCGGACGAACAGCCGATCCCCGGCTCCGATGACGAGCGGGGTCACCCCGTCTTCTTCGGTGAGATCCGCATCCCACGCAAAATCTTCCCCGTCGAAGAACGCGTCGGGGCTGCTAGCGGTGATCGCCATTGGTTACGGTCTCGGCGATGAGAAGGGGATCAGCGCGCAACCTTAGGACGCATGATCGCTGGTCTGATCACCGTCCGCCGGCAGGCTCTCAGCGACCCGCGCAATACGGTCTTCGTAGCGCTGCTGCGCTGCGGCGGCATCGGCTTCGGCCTGAGCTTGCCTGGCGTCGGCCGTTTTCACATTCGCCGCTTCGGCCGCGCTCACCTCATTGGCCGTGTGAACGATCGAGAAAGTACCGTCTGCATTCTTCTTGAGTTTCCCCATGGTCAGCTCCCGGTGTCGTTCGTGCCTGCGGCAACAGCGACGCCAGGCGCTAGCCCCAGGTTGATCGGGCGCACGTACCGATAGGTGTTGCCCTGGTTCGGCGGAGTGGTCGATCCTGAAGTGGTGTCTACGAACACCCATTGGCAGTTGTTGACATCGGTGTCGTTGTTGACGCCGCCGCCGCCGCGGATGCCGTGAACGGACACATTGCGCGTTGTCCCGCCCAAAAGTGCACCCACACCATAATCGATCGGATCGCCCTGTGTCGTGTCGAACGCTGCGATATTGTATCCATTGATGTCGGTCGATATGACTTCTCCGCCATCAACCGCCAGTAAGCGCATCCCGGCGCCCTGATAGCCGCACAATCGGTTCGCCACCATCTTGAGGCGTGAGACCGAATACAGCCCATCGGCCGCAGTGATCTCAATGCCGCCCTGCCCGATCGTCTGGCCGTGGAGATCGTTTCCGAAGAAACTGGGCCGATTGACGACAGCCTGCGACGTGTCGCTCCGGTGAACCCTGATCCCGAACTCCATACTCTCGTCGATGTCCGAGAGATGAATTTTCGGTCGAATTTGGACCCATGCCGGAGAGCCGTTGACCAGTTCAGGACCGCCCGGGTAAAATAAGAAGTTCGAATGATTAAACCCCCCGGTAAACCCGGCCTCGACCCCGCAGCATTCGCCGGCCGCGTGCCACCAGCCGCAGTAAGGACCCAGGCGCTCGTTTGCCGAGTAGGTCTTGTTGTTGATTGGAACCGCGCGAAGTTCGGCGCTGACGTTGCCGCCGATCCAGTTCGGCCGAACAACCCTCGTCTTGGTTGGATATCCGTGCACCGGATCCCAAATGGTCGTCAGAACAGCGAAACTTTCTTGGAGCGCCGGTCGCAAGCGATCCCAAACTCCGCCGAAATATTCCAGATCGAGCATGAACCCGTCGCCGCCGTGCTGAACGACCGCGGAAGGCATGCCCGTGGCCCAGCCTCGGAAACCGCCGCCCTGACTGCCATAGACACGGAGATGTGTGGCGAGAGATGCCGCGGAAGTCGGAACAACGATCGTCGACACAGGCGTCATTGCCGTCGTGATGCGGCCCGGGAGACTCGTTGTGCTCGTCGGGATAGCGCCTAACAATCTGTCAGGCTGGAGCAGCCAGAACCCGTCCACTTCCGCAGTCCCGGCGCCAGCCGTGGGGGATCCCATCTGCATGGTATCGCCCGTGTAGCCGTGCAGCCGGGTGATGACGGCCTTCTGCACACCGCCGACGCTTCTCAGCTTAGCGTTGGGCGGTACGATGATCGGGCTATTCTTCGCCAGGATCGGACCACGACCCTGGCCACTCGGCAGAACCTCGGCGCCGTTGAAGTCGCTCAGCATCTGGTTGAGCAGCGGTTCGTTCGCGGTAGAGCCGTCTCGGACAGCCCCGTCGAACATATCGAAGATCGGCACCTGCCCACGCGCGATCTTCGCCAGCGACGGCGAAGGCAAGCTGGAGCCGATGCCGATGGGCAGCGAGACGTTTGGCGCCTGCGCTGCGACTGCGGCAGGCAAGTCCGCAGGCTTGGTGACGCCCGTCAGCCTTGATCCGTCCCCCACCTTGTCCAGTTTGGCTAGATCAAGGTAGGTCGCGTTATCGTTGGTTTTTCCGAAAGCGACGGAGGGGCTGTCTCCCGTGCCGTCGTTCGGGCGCGTGCCCGTATTGACAGGAACGATCGGCATGGCGTCAGCTCAGCGCGGGCCAGGAGATGGCGTCGACAACCGCGCAGGCGTCCGCGATGGTGGCGGCCTTATCGACCGACTGCTTTCCCTTCAGCCGCGCACCCCTAATCGGCGCACCGATCGCAAGCCATGCCTTGGCTTCCTCGCTAGCTGCTCGCGCTTCGCCAGCAATGTCCGACGTCGGCTTGCCTGTGTTCGGGTCTAGGTTCGTCCCGATAGAAGCCGACAGCATCGGAAAATCAGATCCCGATGCCTTCGTCGGGTCGTCTAGCGCTAAGACGGCTTTCGCCTCATCTCGCACCTCTTGATATTCCATGGCCTGACCGGCGCCAGCGGTCATCACCTTCTGGCGCAGGGCTTCGGCCTGCTCGTCCACCCAGCCCTTCAAAACGCTCTGGATTGCAGGAAGAACCTGCGCCTCAGTCAAAGAGCGTGGCGGCGCCATAAGCTGAGCCAGCGTGGTGCCGCGATAGCCGATCCCGTCGATATCCACGGTCAACGCAGTCGCGTTCAGCCGGTCGAACGTGCTCATAGGTGATCCCTCGTCCTAATCGCGACCGGTCAGGCCGAAGTGACGTTGCTGCGGTACTGGAACAGGGTGTTGGGGTTTGCCCCTGCGATAACCCCACGGAACAGATGCCCGGGAGCCCCAGCGTTCAGCCCGATATCGAGGAAGCTATCGAACGGGACCGTCGCCGCAGACGCTCCGAGAAGAAAGCCGGCGTTAGTTTCTGCCACGTTGAGCGTCGAGCCGACGATCAGCACGCCCGTTCCGTACTCGGAACGGATGTGATCGTTATAAGTCTGGCTCGGAGCCTGGGTCGGAATAGACCAGATGATTTGATCGGTAACGAACGTCGGACCGTCGAGCCAGAACCCTGAGCCGAACGTTGAGCCGTCAGGGAGAGGGGAGTTCGTTGCGGTTCCGATAAACTGGATGACTCGCGGCGTTGCCGTCCAGCCCTGCGCATTCCCAGAGATTTGCGCACCATATATCGCTAAAAACGCATAGACGTTCCGTCGCCGGATAAGCTGAGCGTTGTTCAGAAGAATGATGGCTGTTCCGACGTTCTTCTGCTCGTCAAGTACGGTGTCAAGATCCTTGCGGGCTTTTGATGACGTGGTTCCGTCATTGGTTTCGGACCCGTTGACTGGGTCTACAAAAATCTGCTGGACGGGAGGCATGTTCTTGTAAACGGTCGTCGCCACCGAAGTAGCAAGACCGGTCAAAACCGCCTTCAGCCCAAGAATGAAGTTGCCTTCAAGCGTCGCGATGCTCTGGCTGTCGTTCGCGTCAACGGCCGCATTATCGACGATGAACTGGCCGATCATTGAGGCGATGACCGAGGTCTGTCGGTTCACCTTGTTATAGTATTGTGGCGGCAGTTCGCCGACCTGCGCTCCCTGCGTGATCGCATCGCTTGCGGCATAGTCGGCATCATTGAGGACGACGGCGCCGACGCCGGTCGAGTTGGGCAGAAAGCCATTGGTGGGCATGTGTGGATCTCACGCGCAGGCAGCCGCGCGCCGCGGATGAGCGCGACGGCGAGCGGGAGGGATGAGGAAGAGGCTGGTTAGGCGACCAGCGTGGCGGCGACGGTCGCGGGATCTCGGCCCCAGGCCCCGACGCCAAGGCCGCCGATCTGGCTGTTGTTCATGCCGAGCCCGAAGACGGGAGCACCGTCGGTCGAGGTCACGGAGATGCGGGCGTCAACGCCCATCGCCTTCACCGGCAGGAGATCGTTCGCGAGAATGTAGAGATCGGTTCGCGACGGCAGCTTACCGGAGATGCAGATGCTATAGGCCATGCCGACGCGCTTGGGCGTCGCAGGGTATTCCATCTTGCCGAGCCAGCGGCCCTGCCCAAGGCCGGCCCCTGGAACGCCGAGCGAGAAGATCACATCGCCTTGGTGAGGTACGATCGCCCGCGCCCCGTCATTCGCGAACACGATGGTGGACGGGTCCGTCAGGTACGTGCGGACGATCTGCACCGCCATGGTAGCGGTTCCGTCCCACCGGTTCGCGAGGATCTTGGCGTAGAGAAGCGGGCGGTAGAGGCTGTCGGGAAGGGACGAGATGGCATTCTCGCCGTCATAGTTGGTCCGCCAGTACCCTTGCCCGAGACCGCGGCCTTCAATGCCAAGAGCAAAGGTCGTGTCAGGTAGGGGGATAGGCACGTAGCGGTCGCGCCCGATCCACTGCCCGTCGATGTCAAGCTGTACGCCGATGGCCTCGTCAACGTCGAAAGCCTGCGGTAGGCCTGCGACGAAAGCCTGAACGTCAGCCTGAGGCTGCACGTTCGCCCGGACCGTCGCGAGGAAACGGGCCTTGACCGAGTTGGCCTGCCAGGGCGTGATAAGCCCCATGTAGGCATCGGCCGTTTTCGTAATGGCCGGCGGGAGCGCGTAAGGATTGGCATCAGCGGTCGGGAAATCGCCGTTGATCGCGACGAGCGTCGAGTCCGCGGTGATGTTGTAATTGGCCATGTCGGAACGCCTAGGCCTGGACCGTCACGGCGATGTTGGCCGCCGAGCACATGCCGGCCTCATAGAAGGCAATCGGCACATCGGCCTCCGTTGGCGTGCCCCCATCCCTCGCCTGCTTGAACGAGATGATCTTGAACGTCTTAGATCCGAGGCCGTCGAAGTTCTTGGCTGCCGCGAAGGCCTGATCCCATTCCACGTCTTCGCCGATCGCCAGGCCGTTCACGAAATCCGCGAGCGCTGCTTTCCAGATACCCTCGGCCGAGGCCGTATATCCGCCGAGATTGCGCACCGTGACTTGGTACGTGATCGGAACTTGGGTCAGGTAGAAGAACGCCACGTCCTGCGGGATCGTGCTGTTGTCGATAGGCTGAACGGTCTGCACCGTCGTGCCGAACGTTGAGACGCCCGGCCCCTTCTTCAGCTCAATCACGGATGCGATGGCCGCAGGGTCGCCACCATCGACCACGGCCGCGATCATATGGCCCGGGATGCCGTTGACGTCCCGAGCATTGGTCGGGTTCTCGTGGACCTTCAGGCGGTTGACGCCTGCAATGGCGGCCAAGGCGCCGGTCAAGCCGTCGATGAGGCGCTGGGACGGCAGGGCCGTAGAGATGGCTTGGCGCTGCCGGAGTGCGCTGTCCGTCTCTACGGCGAGGCCGACGGAAGCTGCCGCAGTGTTCGTGGCTGTCTGCCAGCCGCGGGTGATGGTCGCGATGGAACCCTTGCCGTTGGCGGTGTCGACGGCGCCTGCAGAGAGGGTGATTGCTCCGATGGTCTGGCAGGTGGCCGTGACGGTGATCTGCCCGATGTCGGGAATGACAACAACAGACGGTAGAGCCCACTGATTGCCAGCCGCATCGGTGACGATGCCGCCGTCGATCTCAATGCCGGCCTGCCCAACGATGAGGAAGGGAGCAGTGGAATAGGTCGCCCGCTTGCGCCGGATGCCGTTCAGCTTGACGTTGCGGTCAAGCCCCGTACCCTGCGCCGTGCTGGGCGAGAACGAGTTATAGGCCGCCAGCGTCTCGCCGTTGGCGTCATGGATTGCGTAGGCGAGAAGCGCGAGGAATTGGCCGTCCTGCGTGGCCGGGTCCAGGTTCAAATCCTGGCCGTAGATCGCCCGATAGGACGTCTGGACGTAGGCGAGGCAGTCCGCGAAGGTCGGGCGGACGCAGCCGGCAGCCGTGATCTGGCAGACAGGGGTAGCGCCCATTAGCGACCGTTCTCGACCTTGACGGTGATGTTGGCGGTGTTGGCGCCCTGCCCCGCGAGGTAGGCGCGCGAGTAGACGGTCTGGATGGTGGCCGAGACGGCCAGAGCGCGGGTCTGGCGATCAAGAACGCTGCTGTAGGCTTCGATCTCGACCACGCCGGGGGTGTCGAGGATGCGAGCCTGCAGGGCGGGATCGCGCAGGCCTTCGGTGCGCTTGCCGAGCACCTGTTGCTCGTAGGGCGTGCCCTCAGAGCGATCCAGCCACCACTGCTCCTGCCAGAGGTTCAGCCGGGCTTCGACGAGGACGCCGACCGCGTCGGGAACGTCGCGCCAGATAGAGGCTTGGTCGCCACCGAAAATGGCGTCGCCTGTCGCGTCGACCTTGCGAATTCTCATCGGTCAGTCCAGCGAGGTCATCGCGGCCACGTCCACCGGGGGCGGCACGACGTGGTCGATCTGAGCCGCCACAGAGGCCGCCATGGTTGCCGCAGGGTCTGGCTGGACGATGGAGGCCAGAACGCCCTGAAAGCCGGTGGCGACCCCTTCCTGACGATACCCGGCGGCATCGAAGGTCGGGGGCACCGCGAGCGCACCCGCGACCGTTGCAACTGTGGAGATCAGCGGGTGCATCTGCTCGCCGTAGGCCAGAGCCGCAGCTGAGCCGGAGGTGATGCTGCCGATCATGGCGATCTGGCCGAGAACGTAGTTGGTCGCGTCGGTCGGGTTCATCGTGCCGGCGACGACCTGCGAGACGACCTGCGGCAGGACGGTGTTAACGCTGCCGAGGAAGCCGCCCTGTGTGAGCGGACCGGTGACGACATCCATCGCGGCAGCGGCTGGCAGGCCAGCGCCCGCCATGTCCGCCGTGTTGGCATGGCCGATCATGGCGAAGAACCCAGTCGCGCCGTTCGTCAGGCCAGCGAGGTTGTCGCCCGACGCCTGTAACTGGCCGAGTGCGTTGCCGAGCCCTGAGCCTCCGGTCAGCGCGGAGATGAGCCCCGCTGGCCCACCGCCAGCCATTCCCTGAAGCTGCGAGACCATTCCGCCGAGCTGGCCTTGAATGCCCTGCGTCAGCCCCGCCATCGGGTTCTGCATCACCGACGACAGGTTGCCGTCCTGCAGCACCTTCTGCATTAAGCCCTGAAGGCCGGGGCCGCCGTCGAGCCGCTTGGTGATGCCGAGCTTTTCGACGAAGACCGTCACGGCCTTCATCAGCGGGGCGCCCCCCTGAAGCTGGAGGTTCTGCCCGAAAGGTACGAAGCCGCCGGCCATCAGCAGTTCAGCAAGATCTTGGAGGCAACGTGCTGGATCGTCTTGGCATCCACCACGTGGCTGGAGCCGTCCTTCTGGCTCTGCACGGCCATGCCGTTGACCTGATGGGCGCTCTGCTCACGGACAGCGGTCACAGCCGCGTGGCTCACGTCGTGGACCGTCTGCTTGTCGTCGGTCCGCGTCTGCGTAGAGTTGGTTGAGACGCCCTTCAGCTTGTTCGGGTCCGACCGGACACCTGGGACGAAGACCGCATCCCACATCGCATGCTGGCGGGTGTCGCCCGGCGACTGCACGCCGCCGTTCTGATGCCACCCGTCGATGCCGAGCGCGGCAGGGACGCTGAAGCCTTCGTCGCCCTGCTTGAGGGCCAGGGTCGTCGTGATGCCGCCTGCGCCCATGAAGTGGACCGGCACATCCGGCATCACAGGCAGTGTCACCTCCTCCGTCGTGCCATCGGGCTTGCGGGTGATCGCCTTGGTCGTCGGCTGCAGCTTCGCGGTGTGACCGTCCGCGCTGTCCTCGGCCAGCGTGACCGGCCCCGCCTTCGGCAGACGCGACAGGACGCCATCAACGACGGTTTCCAGCAGCTCGGTCTCATCCGCAAAGCGCTCGCGGATATCAATTGAACCGTTCGCCATTTGAGCCCCTTTGAAAGGCGTAGGCCGGCAATTATTTTGCCGCAATGCGCTACGCTCTCATCGCCGCCGTGACGGCCTGTCTGGCCCTGCCTTCAATCGCAGCGGCTGAAGGTCTGCCCGTGCCGCCTCACGATGTGGACCGCGCATGCGCCAGCCTGAGGGACAAAGGGCTGATCGCCAGTTGCGTGCGCGATGAGCAGTTCAGCTACGACGTCGTGACCTCGGTGTGGGGCCGGCTTTCACCGGCCAGGCAACGAGAGAGCTACAAGTTCGCCAGCGAGCAAGGCTCAACCTATCACGCCTTCTACAAGTCTCTGTCTCTCTTTGTGACGACGCAGGCCCAGATGCAGCAGCAGGATGACGATGCCGTCCGTCCTGTGCCGCGGTTTCAGAGGTAGCCTCCGCTATGCGCTACGCCCTTGCCGCTGCGATTTTCTTACTTGCCACCGTGGCGAATGCCGCTGGATCCGTGCCGCGGGTGCCAAAGGGCGCGTTCTACTACGAGGCCCGCAACAGTCTGACCGCGCTTGGCTGGCAGCCCGCACCGCTCCCCGCCGACAAGCGCGGTTGCAGTGATGGTCGGGAAGATGTGTGCGACCGATACCCTGAAGCCGCGGCCTGCTCTGGGACAGGGCTCGCGCTCTGCACCTTCTTATGGAAGCGAGGCGAAACCCTTGCCGAGGTGACAACCTACGGCGAGGAGGTCGACATGATCCGCGTCCGATCTGTGCAATGTCGGGCCGGTTGTTAGACCGTCGCCGACTGAGCATTCGCCAAGGCCAGATCGTGCATCCGGCCAAATGCGTTCTCCATGATCCCAGCTGCCTGTTTCGGGTTCTCGGCGCCCGTGATGGTCGTCTTGTTGTGAAACGTCTGCGTGACCGTCTTAGTGGAGTTCCCGCCGCTGTTGACCACCGAGGATGATGCTTCCGGCGCGGGCTTCATATAATCCCTGGCGTCGAAGCCGGGCATCTGCATCATGCGCGGCACCCCTGGGACATGGATCTGAGGCGGTGCGGCCGAGCCGTCCGCACCCTTGACCTCGATTTTAGGCGCCTTGATCTCAATCGGCTGCCGCTCAAGCGGCATGGTGGATGCCTTCGGATCCACCTTCTGCATCAAGGCGACGGCCGTCGCGTTCTTCGCACCGACAAGCGAAGCCCACTCGTTTTTCAGTCCCACAGGGTCGGCGCCGCGTTGCCGGGCTAAATTGGCTCCGATGCGGTCCTGAAGCTTCTCATCATACAGATCTGTCCCCTTCAGGCCCAGCTTCTCGCGCTGCGCTCGAAGGGTTGTCCGCACGACCTGATACCTACCGATGGCGCTGCTGTTCCAGCTGTTTGCAGGGTTCCGAAGCATGCCGGTCTGCAGGGCGTCGATCTCGTCAAGGGTGAGCTTGGTCAAGTCCTGCTCCTTCCCACCAGGGAGAAGTAGGCCGTTCGCCAACGAGGTATTATAACCCCCGCCAGGCCGGTGCGCAGTGCCCTCAGACCGAGCGATGTGATCCAAGACGTCTTTGTAGGCGCCAGGATTGGCCGCGACGCCGCCAGACTGGTCGCCTCGCATGGCACGAGCTGCGCGGGCGCGAAGGCCCCCACGGGTGTCCGTAGGCGCGTTCGGATCGGGCTTGCCGCCCAAGATTGTCGGAGCGTATCGCTGATAGATTGACCGGGTGTCCCGAACCGGACCCGCGGTCGCGCCCGGCGTGACGACGACACCGGGGCCACCGTTGGCTCGTTCAAAGGCGGCAGGCCCGGCTAGGATGCTCGTGATGACCTTGTCGTAGCCGCCCAGGATCGTCGAGAGCTGAGTGACGCTCGCTATCTTTTTCAGCACCCCAAAGATCGTCTCGAACGCACTGGCGATGGCTTTGACGCGATCCGCGAAGGCGTCCCAGCGCTTCATGAACGCATCGCCCTCATTGCCCGCAAACCACGTCACCATGGCGCTGAGCTTTTCAGCGAGCCAGACGACGGCGTCCGAGATGCCGCGCATGATGCGCTCGACCTTCTCGGGGTTTGCCGAAATCCACTCTTGAAACCGCTTGACGATCTGCTCCAGAGCCGGGGCGAGGCTGACCATCAGCTTGTCGCCCAGTGCCGACACCGTCGCCTGAAGGCGCGTCAGCGTGCGCTGGAATGCCATGGAGGCATCAGCCGCCTCCTTGCTGTTGACCCCTAGCGCCTTGGTCGTGGCATCGTACTCGGTCCGGTACTCCTTCACCTTGGCCGCGTACTGCGTCAGGAGCTTGTAGTCCTCCTCCGAGATGCCGAGCATGCCGGCTTCGCGGCTGCCAACCTGGTACTCGTGCTTCGACAGCGCATCGACCGTGTCGAGGAGCTGATCGGCCATGTCCTTGGTCGTGTCGACGCCGAGGCTCTGAACGTAGGCCTTGAGACCATCGTTCTGCCGAAGCGCTTGGGCAAATTTCTCAACCGCGCTGATCGCCTGCCCGGAGGAACCACCAACCTGCTTGAACGCATAGCCGAGTGAGTTCAGGCTCTGCACCGAGGCGCCGGTTCGCGCCGATACGAAACCGAGGTTGTCGAATGCCTGCGTGACCCGGTTCACCGCATAGCTGATCGCTGTCGCAGCGGCTGTGGCGGCGAGTGCCAGCCGGCTCATGCCGGCCATGAACTCCTTGTTTCGCTCCTCGCGCTTGCGAGCCGTTTCCTTCTCGGCCTTCTCCCGCTCCTGCGCGGTGGCGAGAGCGGCGCGCGCCTCTTTCAGGTTCGCTTCGCGGGTAAGCTTGGCGATTTCATCGGCGGTCTTCGCGCCTTCCCAGCGCGCATCCTCAATGCGCTGCTCGGCGTCGCGAACCGCCTTTTCATAGTCGGCGACCGACTTCTTAGCGGTGTTGAGCGAGCCCTGGTTCACATCGAAGCCGAGGGCCACGAGGAACGAGGCGATGGTATTATCCATTCGGCGTGCCTATGCCGCGCGCTGCCATGGCCGGCGAGATGGAGCCCGCCGAGGTGGCGACCGCCACGAAATTGGTGAAGAACGGCTCGCCGCGCGTGTCGCCGAGATGCCCGACGTAGAAGACCTTGTAGGTGCCGTCCGCCGAGATGCCGAACCGCTGGAGCTGGGCATTATTCGGGGCGCCCGTGATGCTCGGATCGAACTCGGCTTGCTGGATGGCCTTCTGGTCGATCTGAACCGTGCAGCCCGGCACGATCTGACCGTTGAGCAGTGCGACCCCCTCAATGCCCTGGATCGTCTGGACCGGCAGGCCAACCAGCCCGGTCCGGCTGTTCAGGACTATGACACCGCCCGGAAGCGGTTTGTCGTTGGCGAGGATCTGCAGCTTGCCGTTCTGGATCGACCACGAGGTTTTGGTTGCTTGCGCCGTCTGCCGCAGCCAGTCCTTGGCGTTGCCGAACAAGGCGCAGCCCCGCGGGAACTTGACCTTGGAGAGCGCGTCATTGTCGATATAGCCGAGGCCGATGCCGAGCGCCTTCATTGGCTCGTAGCAGGCCATGGCGCGGTCGTAATGGGTGTGTCCGCTGGAGAGCGTCTTGTTCACCACCGCGTAGTTACGGGGCGTGCTCCCGTCCGTGGCTAGGATCGCCAGAACCTTGTCGGTCACGTCCGCCCGCAGATTGCGAGCCTGCCGGATCTCCCCCTTGAACAGGACGTAGATCGGCTCGCCGACGTAGCCAGCCGAGAGCGTCACCGTCTTACCGACGAAGAAGGCCGGCTGCGTGCTGCTGTCCGCCAGATTGAAGATGCCGATGCGCGCCACGTTCGGCGTGCTGGCATCCTTCTGCGTCGTCTCGAACGTGATCCGGAGGCCCTGGCCGCCGTTTTCGTCGCCGACATAGGTGAAGGTCTTACCGCCCTCGATCTCGACCGAGACGGTGCGGAGGTACTGCTCACCCATCGGTCAGGGCGCGACGTAGTAGAGGTGGGACGTGACGCCGAGGCCGTCGAAGGTCGGCACCTCGCCCGCGCCCCGGTCCGTGGTCACGAGCAGCGCGCCGGGGATACCGAGGTAGCGGTACTGCGAGAGCAGATCGACACCTGTCACCATCGGAATGCCGCCGACGAGCATCGCTCCATTCGCGTCGCCGATGTCGAGCACCCAGCAGCCATCCTGCGCGACGTTGTAGGTGAGCCGCATGTTGTAGAGCGTGCCGCTCAGCGTGATGGTGAAGCGCTGAGCCTGCGACGGCTTCAGTGGGATCTCGACAGCCGTTGTCACGTCAGAAACCGGGGTTTCCGCCACCGAAGACGTTGAGCGGCAGGGCTGGCTCCGGACCCTGGTTCAGGATCTCGCCTGTCTCGCCGTCCTGAATGGTCATCTCGCCGACGTCGACAGAGTAGTTGGATGCGCTGAGCCCGCTCAAGCCTTCACCGACCGCGCCGCCGAGGCCGAGGTCGCCGGGCTGAGCCGTGCTACCGGGGCTGAAAGCGCCCGAGAAGGCCTGCGGGCCGACATCTACGGCGGAGACGCTGCCGCCGTTGGTGATGCTGCCGGTAGAGGCCGGGTTAACCTGGTCGGCGTTGCCGCCCGGAGTGCCGCTGCTGCCTCCTTGCCCTGACCCCGCACTCGTCGTCTGGGTCGAGACGATGACGATCTCCTGCAGGGCGACGGTCGCCATCAGGATGTTCTCGGAGTGCGGGTCCGTCACGACGGACAGGCCTCGGATCAGCATGTTCCGGTAGCGGCGCTTGCCGGTGTAGACCGTGAACGGCTGCCGAGCGAGCTGCAGCGCCAGCAGGGCGCGGTACTGCTCCTGCACGTAGCCGACGTAGCCCGCCGACGAGTTGGAGAAGCCGCAGCGGATCTCCAGCTCGGCCGGTCGCTTAAAGGCATGGTCCGTGATGACCCCGCCACCCTCGACCGGGTGCTGGGTGATGATGACCTCATCCCGATGGCTCTCCTCGACCGTCACATCAGCGTAGATCTGACCGATGGCGCGGGCGCTAGGCTGGATCAGCGCGTAGGAGAGTTCGCCGAGAAGGGACATGCACCGCCCTCCCCGGCCGGTAGCGTCAGGTTCGTCGTGGCTTCAGCAGATCGCGCAGTGTGTCGGGCGCATCGCCGATCGGCAGCAGGGGCTTGGCGAGGGCCAGAGCCTCGGCAGCGACGGCTTTCGGATCGTCTGCGCCGGCCGCGATCTGGCTGAGCGCGGCGCCGTATTCCTCAAGGGCCTGAGCCGCCTCGCCGCAGACGGTCTCCTGCGCCGGAATGCCCTTCAAATCTTGGGCAAGATCCTCGGCCTCATCGCGCAGTTCCTCAACCAACTCGTCAACAGAGCGTCGGTCGGGATGGCGCGGCGGCATCGGCATTCAGAAGGCGTAGCACCCAAACGCGAGACACGGAAGCATCACCCGCCGCTGGGCTTGTTGGCTTCGTGCAGCCGCCAGCGGTTCTCCGCGTTGGCGCGCATCATGTCATTGATCTCGGCGATGTCCTCAATCTGGATGACGCCGGTCTTCAGATCCGCGTAGCTGTAGTATCCGAACTCGATGGGCTGGAGATACCACTCCTCGCTGTCCGGCATCTGGACTAGTTCGGTAGCTGGAACTGGCCCCCGCCGCTGAAAAGCAAGGGGGCTTCGAGAAAAAGCGGGTAGTAGTTGTCGTAGAGGACGTAGGCGCTGATCGTGAGCATCAGCAGGCCGTTGCGCCCGATCTCGTCGAACATGAACGCCATGCCGTTGGTCGATTTGATCTTCGCCCAGCGCTGATCGTCCTGCTTCATCTCCACGACCGCAAGCGTGTGGTCGAGGATGTAGTTCATCTTCTCGTCGGGCAGCTCACCAAGCCCCTCAATGATGGCACCGGCCACATCAGGGGTCATGCCGGTCGCCATGCCGGAGAACAGCGGCTTGATGACGGGGGCGGCGCGGCGCAGGACGTGGATCTGCGTCAGGCCGACCATCTTGCCAGAGCGGTAGGTGACGCCCTTGATGTCGAACTCAGCCATGGGTCAGGGCCTTAGACAGCGGCCAGGGTGCCATCACCGAGCTGCGGGTCGATCTCAATGAAATTGAACGCCCACTCCATGACGTTCCCGTCCTTGGCGTTGACGTTGTCCGGCAGCTTGACGAAAGCGCCGTACTTGCACTGGAAGTCGTCGCCCCAAACCGGGTTGGCGATGGAGATGACGTTCTGCCCGGTATAGGCCGAACTGGTCGTCTGGTAGTTATAGAGAGCCTGGAGCTGGCGATGCTTCGGGCTGTTCTTCAGATAGCGGACCGTCACCCGACCAGACTTGGCGGCGTGCAGCGAGTGCATGCCATCGCCGCCAGCGCCCGTGATCATCGTGGTCTTGTCATCGGTCATGGCGATGGTGATGCCTTCGTCGGCAACACCGCCATCCGACAGGGAGAACGAACCACCTGGCCCCGAGATGGAAGCCACAATGTCAAGAAACGAATAAGCGATAGGCCCGGCCATAGTGTGCCCCTAGATCAGCGGTCGAGGTCAGCGGAGATGGAGACGCGCATGACGCCGCCGCGAAGCTTTGCGCAGATCTGGAAGGGCACGCTCTTGCGCGCCGCGCGATCCGCCTGTGATTGCGTGGCGATATCCGGAACGAAGATGTAGAAGCCGGACGGCAGCGGGTCATTGGTCTTCAGGATGCCGGTCGGCGGACCCAACCAGATGCCTGGCCCGACCGAACCGTTGCCAACCGCGACCGTGCAAGAGCCCGTGATCACGCCCTTGATGGTGTTCATACCATCGTTGTCCTGCCCGATCTTCGTCTGGGTCTCGTAGAGCAGGTTATAGACGTCGGTCTGGATGCGGTTCTGGAACCAGTCCGCGATGACACGTTCGTCGATATAGTCACCGTTGGACATGACACCCGGCCAAACGATGGAGGTGCCATTGCTCACGATGATGTACGAGTTGCAGTTCTTCGCGACTAGCGTGTTGAACTGGTTCTGATTGATCCGCTCGGCTGCGATGCCCGGCTGCTGCTTGTAGGCCAAGATGATCGCGGTCTTGCTGCCTTCCCAATCCACGGTCGCAATGCGGGCAAACAAGGATGCCGCGGCATAGGGATTGTTGGAGGAGTACTGGATGAACGTGCGCGAGAGGTTCAGCGACTGAAGCTGGCTCGCCAGATCAGCCGACTGAGTGCCGTCGAGGGCGTTGGCATTCTGCGTCGTGATGCCGACGATGCGGCTCTGGCTGGTGCTGATACCCTCAATGAAGGAGGCGACGGCGATCGTGTCCGCGTCAGCCGCCGGGGTCACCGGGGCGAGGATCAGGGCATACCAAGCCGTTGAGATGCTCGCGAGCGCGGCAACTGCGGTCAGCATCGTCTCTGCGACTTGGCCGACGACAGGCGCCGAAGCGTCTACGCTGGTGAGGTGCAGCAGCGGCCCGAGATCAGTGCCGCTCGGGGCCGTCGTCGCATATCCCACCGACGACGTAGCGCCAGTCGTTCCCGACGTGACTTCAAAGCGGCTGTAGACGCTATTCCAAGTCACAACGGCGCCAGTCGCCCCGCCAGCAACCAGCGCGGTCTGAATGAGGCTCGCCACCCCATTCAGGTTCAGAGCCGTGCTGAGGTTGATGCCGGTGATATTCTTTGCCGTGCCATCAACGCTGATCGACAATGCGCCAGCCGTGACGGCCGTGAAGTTGCTCAGCAACTGCTGCGCTGGGGCTAGCGTCGCCCCACGGATGTGGCCGTGCGTAGCCGTCTGAGCCCAGCGACCGATGTAGACCAGCGAGGGCTGCGGTGATTGGCTGAAGTAAGCCAACGCGGCAAGGTACTCGGGCGAGTTCGTGCCGAAGTCCTCTGCGACTCCGGTGATACCGGAATAGGCGCGAAGCCGCTCGTTGGTGTCGATCACGCCCGGCGTGGAGCCGAGAATGAGACCGACGCCAAAGTTGCGGTAGAGCGCAGCCAACCTATCAAGGGTGACGATGACGTTGACGAAGTTGTTGACATCGACGCCGTAGTTCAGGCCAGCAGCCATGGCAAAGCGCCGACGAACGGCGTCCCTAGTGAGAGGTGCGGGGGTTGAAGGACGCGGGTAGAGGCGTCAGGCCGGCGGGAGCGGCGACAAGAACGGCGTAAGCTCGATCTTGCCGGAGGCGTCGGCCCGGATGGTGCCGTCCGCCTGGAGGACGTTGAGGATCTGATACTTGCGCTCGACGGTCTGCGTCAGGCGAAAGGCGAGGTCTGTGCGGCGCCGCGTCTGCGTGGCGACGATCTCCGGGACGCGCCGAAGCGGGTCAACGGAGACGAAGTTGAGGCTCTGCGCTCGCATCGCCTCTCGGTTCTGCCCGATGAACAGGCCGTCCCGCAGGAGCTTCGCGTACCCGTCGCTCTTGGGGCCGTAGAACATCGCCATCACGTCGAGGCGGTAGAAAGCCCGCAGGATGGTGTAGCCATCGCCGTCAGGGTGGTGGATCTGGGAAGGCGTGTCGTCGCCAGTAGAGACCGTGACGCCAACCGAAACCCAGTTGGTGGTGACGTCGGGGATGCGCGGCTGCGAGGGCTGATCCCGTGGGATGACGAGCGCCGCAGCCAACCCGGTGATGCCCGCGATCACGCCAGCGATGGCACTGTCTAGGGCTAGGTCGTCAAGCGGCTCAGCGGAGACCGGGCCGAGATAGCCGCCCGTGGCCGAAGTGTTCGGGCTAGCCAAGGAAGCCCCCGCCATCTGTCGGGGTGGAGGGCGTCTGCGATCCCGACCCGTCCGGCGGATCGTTGGCGTTTACTGTCGCCAGCTTGCCAACCGCATGCGTGAAGCCGGGGCCGTACAGGAAGGGCTTGGCGACGATCAGCCGGTATGTGTCGTCGTTCCAGATGATCACGTCGGCATCGCGGGTCTTGCCGCCCGTGCTGAGCGGGTAGCGGGTGTAGATGTCGATGTCGCCCTGAACGCTGTTCCCGGCATCATCCTGGATCAGCACGTAGCCCGTGTTGGGTACGACCACAGCTAGGGTCATCACGCCGCCGGGCGTCCTCGTGGTGACAGATGCGATACCACCCGCCCCCACAACGACGGTGGACGACAGCACCGTGATCGGCGCGTTGAAGTCGGGATCGTCCAGAGCGTCAGTGACATCCTGGCCGGCATAGAAGGGCATTCACGATCCCTTCTGCTTGATCACATAGGTCACGCTGGCGCGTAATTGCCCGGTGTCGATAAGGGGCTTCTCGCCTGTCCGACCCCGCGCCTTACGGGCCTCAAGGGTTCGCTTGGCGAGCGGTGCGAAATCGCCGTCCGTGATCCGAGCCCGCACCGCGTTCTGAGCAATGAGCCCGATGGCGTTGTAGGCCTGATCGACAGCAGCAGCGCCGCCACCAAACAGGGCTGCTTTGCCCGCCTTGCGGAGCCGCGCGCCAATCTCAGGTGCGAGGCCTTGAACAGCCGGCACAAGGAACGGGCGAGCCGGCAGGTTCTGGTCCGGTGCTCCCGTCTCTTGAATGTAGCCGATCACGGCGTTGCTCGGCGGCGTCTCGTCGCCTTCCTCAGGCTGCCGAGCCGGCGCGCTAGCCGGGATGCCGATCAGCAACTGGCTCTTGGTGAGGGCAAGCACGCCTTTGGCAATCAGGCCAAGATCGTTCTTCACGACGACGACGGGCATGGCTCAGAACAGCCTGCGGAAGCCGTACAGGCCCGCAACGGCCTTCGGGGCTACTCGGTACACCGGACCGACCGCGAAGCGCTTCAGGAGGCCGTAGAAGCGCACGCCGTAGGGGGTCGCGTTCCAGTCCCCGGCTCCCGCGAAGCTCGTCAGGCCGGCATCCATGCTTTTGGACACGGGGCCAACCGACTTTGACGTGACCGGGGCGAGGCTGACGCTTGTGGCTGACCCGCCTGAGGCGACCGCGCTCGTGACCGCGGCCGACAGGCTAAGCTGATGCGCCACGTACAGCATGCACGCGAGATCGTAGGACATGCCGAACCGCGCCGAGCTAAGCTGGTTCACAGCCTCGCCAATCCAGAAATCCACCTGCGTTGCGGGGAACGTGGCGAGTTCTGGAAAGGCGACAAGCAGATCGGCGCGGGTGATGGTCACGGCTTAGGACGCGCTACGACCGCGGCGACCGACCTGGGAGCGGGGCGAGTCGTCGTTGGGCGTGTCGGAGGTGGCAGCCATCTCCTCGGCCGGAACCGGGTTCGACTGATCCTCGCCCGTGCCTTCCTTGGCGAGCTTGCTGTTGTCCTTGTCGGACGACAGGGCTTCCAGGGCCGGCTCGTGGCCGAACGACATGGCCGGCGACTCGTAGTCGTCCGGCACCTCACGCACCATCTCGTCGCGAAGCCACGGATGGCTGTCGTTGGCCTTCTTCCAGGCGCCGAACGCCTCGGCATCGATCTCAGAGATGGTCTCCTGACCGGGATGGTCAGCGCCAGCGAGCGTGAAGCTCGGCGACGGCTCACCCTCGCCGGGACGCTCCGGGTTGACAGGCTGGCCGCCGAGAGTGACCGCCGTGTGCAGGCGGCTTGCGATCTTGATCGTTTTGGCCTTCGCCATGGCGTTATCTCCTCTCGTCGGGCTTCACCGCCTGAAACTCAGCCGGCAGGTTGCGGGGGTTGATCGGCTCCAAGCCGCAAGGCCCCGCCTTGCCCTCACGAGCGCGCCCCTTGACGGTGTCGTCACGCTCGGCCGCGAAGATGAAGCCGTTCTTGACCGCGTCGAGTTCGGCGTTCTGGGCAAGCCAGCGCTCGAAGAAGTCCTTGTCCACGTTGGGCGTGAGGCCGTAGCCCCCGACCATCGGCGCGAACTCGACTTCGCCTTCCGGGTTCACCGGCCGGGCGGACCCGGCCAGCATGATCTTCTTGCCGAAGCGCTCGGCCTGCTCGAACTCGCGGTAGCCGCCACCCATGACGGGCTCAGTCCGCTTGGTCATGCGCTGCTCCTGAAGCACGAGACCGTGCGGGAGCTTGCAGGCGACGGTGACGGTGCCCGGCATGCTCAGACCCCGATCATCTGAGCGACGGCGAGCGGGTAGCGAATGATTGCACCCCAAGTGCCGCCGGTCTTCTTCTGAGCGTAGGCCGAGAGCTGACGGACGATGCCGTGATCCCGCATCTTCTCATTGAAGGCGCAGTAGCCGGTGTCCTGGCCGCCGTAGCTGCGCGCCCAAAGCTGGACGACGTTGCCGGCCTGGGTGGCGTACCGATAGCTGACCTTAACCTCCAGATTGGGGAAGTTCTTCTTCAGCAGGTCGTACACGCCGACGCCGAACGAGTTCACCGCCGAGAGGCCGACCTGAGAGCCCGGCGAGACGACCAGAACCAGCGGGTCGGTCATCTTCACGCGGCCCGCGGTCTGAGCCACGAGCTGCGAGAACAGGGTCTGGAAGTCGGCGTAGACTTCGTTGGCCGTCGCCACCGGAGCACCGCCGGTCGTGACCCAGCGGTTGCCGCCGGCAGCCTTGGCGCTCGGGGTGAGCGCGGCCGACAGAGACGGGTCGTTCAGCAGACCATAGTTCTGCATCCCGGCCACACCGAAGTGGTAGGTGTAGTCCTGGAACTTATCCATGGTCGAGGCGGCCGAGGTCTGAAGCTCGGCAACCCAGTTCAGCTTGGCGAGGCCGGCGCGCTCGATCTGAAGATCGCCGTACTCGATGATGGTCTGGTACAGATACGACTGACGCTGCGGCCAGTTGGCGTTCACATTGGAAACGCCGTTGTTGTTCCAGTCACCATAGGACGAAATCTCGCCCGTGTTCTCGATGACCGAGAAGAAGGCAGTCTGGGTGGTCCAGTCGCCGTTCTTGCGCTCGCCGAGGATGTCGGCGCCCTCGTTCGGGGACTGCAGGATGCGAACCACTTCCGGGTCCACATACTGGGTCAGGAACGCGGGGATGCCGGCGTTCGGCGTCGTCACCAGCGTGGGCTGAGCGTCGAGCGCGAGATTGTAGTTATGCCGGAACTCACGGGGCAGGAAATCCTGCGCCATGACGTGAATGCCAAACTCTTCGAGTCGGGCACGATGGGCCTCTAGCTTCATAATGCGGCTCCTCTGCCCGAATTACGGAATGGTCGTGGAGATCTTGACGAGTTCGCCGGCCGCCGCAGCGGTGTGGGCGTACCATTTGGTCTCAGTGGACCCGGCCACGGTCGCGCCGGTTGCGGCGAACGACACGGTGCCGTTGGTGTTGTTGGCGTAGGCCTTCATGCCCTTGGTGACGGCGCCAGCGCCGGCATTCTTGGCGAAGAAGTCGCCCGAGCTGAACATCTCGCCGACGTACTTGCCCGGCATGATGGTCATGCCGAAGCCGGCCGCCTGCGGGTAGAAGTCCGCATTCAGCTCGCGATGCACGAAGCACGACGGGACGCCCGTGCCGGCATTCGACAGGATCGTGCCGGTGGAAGTATCGGCCCACGCGAACAGGCCAACGGTCAGGCCGTTGGTCAGATCGGCGACGAAGCCACCGGGAACCGACAGCAGCGAGTGCCGCGGGTTGGCCGACGCGAAGTCACCCGCGACTGCGGGGGCCTGCGTGACCTGAGTGGAGGTCTGGAAAGTAGCAACCATAGCGGTCTAGCCCCTCAGTTCTTGAGCCGGTTGGCGTGGGGGAACATCGCGTCAAATTCCTTCGACGCGGCGGCATCCTGGGCGACCAGAACCGGCTTGGAGCGCTGGGGCGTGGCTTCAGGAATGGCGTTGAACAGAGCGCGGACGCCCGTGTCCGGAACCTCAGAGTGATCGACGCCCATGTTGGTGAGCGCGGCACGGTAGACGCTCGCGGCGCTGTCGTTGGCGTGGATCACGTCGCCGGCACGCGAGCGCACAGCCCGCTCGGCATCACGGATCTCCTGCTGGGTACGAAGCACGCGCTCGGTTGCGCGCTTCTCCGCGGCGTTGACAGCAGAACGGATGGCAGCATCCATCGCCTGCGTGGTGACGGTGTTGCGATCCATCGCGGGCTTGTCCTTCTTGTCGTCGTCGATCTTCTTGTCGTCCTTGTCGGCGTCCATCGCCGGGGCCGGATCGTTCATCTCGCCCATGACCTTGGCGATGATCGCCTCGGGCACGCCAGCCGCAGCCAGCTTGGCGGCGATGTCGTCGTCGCCGTCCTCGTCGGTGGTGACGCCGGTCTCTTCCTCGGTGCCGCCCATCTCCTCGACGACTTCCGGCACCTCCTCGGGGAGGATCTCGGACAGGGCCTCGATCACCTCGGCCACGTCGTCGATGCTGGCGTCGGCAGCGAGTTTGCCGGTGGTCAGCTTCTTCACGTCATGGGCGAGCTTGCCCTGACGCGCCTTGAAGTTCTTGGTGGTCAGGCCGGTCACCGCAGGGCGAAGGTCAACCTTCGCGTCGGCGGCCAGCTTGCCCATGAGATAGACAGCGAGCGCGCCCTGCGTCTGTGCAGCCGCACCCGACAAAGCGTGCTTTGCCATCGTGATATTCTCCAAGGAGTCGCCGACAACAACGTCTTTGCCCGCACGACCTTCAGCCACTAAACTGACGTGGTTCCCGCGGATATTCCGCATGATCCCGTCATATCGGACGCCCTCATAAGTTCCGGACGTCATGTCCGCCGTGTAGCCGTAGCCGCACGACAACTCTTTTTGCGTCTCGTCTTCAATTGCCTTGATGGCTTTGTCGGACCAGACTGCAAGATTAGCTTTGAGATATGGGTGGTCATAGACGACACCGCTGACCGATCCGACCGTAACCGCGTGGTCGTGATCGGCAGCAAACATCGGCTTGTGAATTTCAAGGAGCGGCTTGCCGTCAAAGCTCTGCGCGGCCTTCGCCAACTCGTCGGGGTGCCGGAGCAGCATGTAGATGCGCTCGGGATCCAGCCCCATCTCGTCGGCGCCGTTGATCTCGCGCCCGAGGTAGGGGTTGACCGTGGCCTTGCTGATGTTGGTCAGCTTGACGTGGAGGTGACCGGAGAGCGCGTCGAACGAGCGAGAAGACGCCCGGTCAAACGCGATCACCGTGAAGGTGTTGGCAGGGGGCATAGCGCCTCAGTCGAGGTCAGGCACCACCACTTCTGGGTAGCACCGGCAATTCCAGATGCCGCCGGGCAGCGCATGGTGGCCGGGATCGCACTCGGGCGGCTGATCCCAGCGGAAGGTCTTGCCGTTCAGCACCTTGTGCGTGGAGCGGACATCGCTGTCGCCGGCAGTGCGCCAGATAAAGTGCGTGGATCCGATGTGCTCGGCCCGCGCCTTGGTCAGTTCGGTCGCAGTGCGAGACACTTCCGTGCGGGCTATGAGCATCGCCCGACTGCGCGCCACATCACCGCTCGCCATGATCTCGTCGGCGATCTCGGCGGCCCTGCGACCCTGCGTGATGCCCTCTTGCGTGAGCTTGTGGACCCGTTCAGCGGCATCCAGCGGTAGCGACTTGATGAGGCCCACCTGACGCTGCATTGAGGCGCGCATGGCCTCGCCTGTCGGCGCCGTGTCGATCTCCCGGTGTAGCTGCCGCCCCATGTCGGAGGACAACTTGCGCCAGGACACGCGATCCGAGGCGGCAACCTCTGCCACCATCCTCTGCGCGACCGCATTGGCCCAAGGGTCCAGCGTGTCGGCGTAGCGTCGCAGCAGCCGCTGCGCGGGCTCAGAGGACGCGGCGATCTCCTCCAGTGTCTCCCAGGCGAAGCCCTTGACGATGTCGCCGATGTGCCGGGCGATGCCGCGAAGGCGCTGCGCGTAGGATCTCTCCAGCTTCAGCGCCCGCTTGAACGCGGATCGGGCCGATGTGCCTGCCCGATCCTGGGCGAAGCGGTGATGGTAGGTCACGAGGCTACTTGCTTCCGCGTGGTTTCACATAATGCGAAAACAGGTCTTGTATTTCCTTGGGATAGGTTTTCCCGTTTTCCGTGCCTGCGTGGTACTCGGCAGCGAACTCGTTTGGGTTTTTCGAGGCGTATTCCGAAACATGCTTCTTTACGAGTGCTGCATGGTCATCGGATTTCCAGTTATCCGGAGCCTCGTATTTATGATGTCCGACCTCGTGGTCGAGCACATGCGAAGGGCTCGGCGAAGATGTCCACCCGGAGGAGTGCTGTTGAGTGGCCCAAATCTCAGGAGACTGCCAATAATGCATATCCCCGTTCTTTCCAAACAGGGATTTGTTTAGATGCGCAGTCCCGCCAACTTTGGCGTTCTTGTTAATGCCGATCATATTCTGCGTTGGGGAATAGGAGGCGCCCACGCCCTTTTCATTGCCGGCATACGAAACGGCCTTAACGCCCTTTGAGTCCAAATATTTTAGGGCGGTCTTGATGTTCTGCGCCGGGCTTGATCCGAACGACACCTTTGGCTTCTTCGGGCTTGCAACATTGCCAGCCGCAAACTCGCCATTGGCATCGCGGGGATGATCCCCCTCGTTGAACTGAGCGTCTTCGGCTAGCGCATCATCCTCGGGCGCAGTCTCGCCGCCGATCCCAGGCTTGGGCGGCTCGGGTAGATCATCGTTCTCGCCGGGAGGCGGGGCGATATCGACCGTGAGGTCCAGACCCTGATAGATCGTATCAGGGTCGCCTGCGATCCGCTTGCGGGCTTCTTCGGGGAGGAGGATCCCGCCCTCAACCAGCACCACGTCGGTGTCGGCTTCGATCTTGCGGACCTCGGCGAGTTCCTTGTCGTCCAGCGACCAAAGGGGCTCAAACGAGAAGTGAATGTCCGGGTCGACGTCGCCGAACTCGCTGAGCTGAATGATGTCCAGCACGGCTTGCAGGTTCGGGCGATAGAACCGCTCCTGATAGGAGTGGATCATGTCGTAGAAGGTGCGGATTTCGCCTTCGCTGCTGGCGTTCAGGCCAGCGGGAGAGATACCAAGCAGCTTGACCAGCGGAATACCACTGACGGCCGCCATATGCTCCTGCGTCTGCGCTTGGAGCACGTCCAGGGTGCCGAGCGGGGTCGAGACGTTGAAGAACTCCTCGGCCGGGTCGCTCGCGGTGGCCTTATTCAGGACCATCGCATTCCGGTTGTCCCGGTAGTTCATGAACAGGGCGATGCGATTGTCGAGCGTCGCGCCGGTCGCATCCGAGGCTAGCAGGTCGGCCATGTTGATCTTGAAGCCCGACACCGAGAACGACGAGATCAGGTCCGCGACGCTTTGCCGGGTTCTCAACCAGTTATCGACGTAGGGCTTGGCCATCTGCGACATGCTGAGGCCGCCGAACGAGTAGGCGGGCTTGAGCAGATCGGGCACTTCTCGGCCGACGAAGGTCAGCAAACGCGAGCTGTGAACCGGACGGCCGAGCACCGTCCAGGTCTGCGGCTTGTACCAGTCGCTGCCGAGCGGGTTGCTGGTGTTGTACCCCTGCGGATAGCACCAGACAGCCTCAACGGCACGGAAGCCCTTCAGCGAGTTCTTGGCGATCTTCGTGCTGGCCGCGTTCCCGCCGATCGGGGTGCGCAGTTCCACGGCATCATCGAAGCTGGCGCCGAGGTCCACGTACAGGTGCGAGCGCCCGAAGAACCCGTCCTGCTCTGCGATCTCTCGGAATTTGTCGCGCACGCCGAAGCGCTCAAGCGCGGCGTTGATCGCCGTGATGCGATCAGTCTTGTCGTCCTCACCCGTGGCCGTCACCCGGATCCACTTCCGGGTCATCTCCGTGGCGATGGTCTCGCTGATCCGGCGATACTCAGGGCGCTGGGCGAGTTCGGTCAGGTAGGGGTAGCCGAGGAAGAACAGCCCCTCACCGGCCAGACCGAGATCCTGATAGCCACCCGCAGACCAGCCGAAGTCGGCGCCGAACGTGGCCCCGAAGGCATCATCCATCGCCAATCCAGCCGGGGCAACGCCCTTGGGGTGCTGCGCGGGCTTGAACGGGTTGACGGCGGGCGATGTCGTCCGAGGAACGCGGGAATGCGCGACGGCCTCATGCGAGACGCGAAAGGCAGGCTTTGCCGGCGCCTGTGACTGCGCGGCGGTTGCGGTCGGTGTCGGTTCGGGCTGCTTGGCCTTGAACCAGCGAAGGAAGTTCAAAACCTGCGCCCACCCATGGCCGAGCGGCGCAGAGCTTCGGGCGTGATGAGGAGCGGCTTGGCGCCCCGCAGCAGTTCCACGGCGTAGCGCAGCGCGTCGATGACGTGATTGGATTTGTCCGCAAGCACTGGCATCACCTCGCCTGTGAGCGGGTCGGTCTTGTAGGCGTACAGGGTCAGCTCATCGATGGTGTGCCGGCAGTCCGGATGAACCACGATGTCGTAGGACTTCAGGAACTCGATCCCGTCCTCTACCGACCCCTGCCCTTTCGTCGCCGGCACCAGCTTGGGATAGCCGTGCCGCTGCAGGTACGAGATCGTCTCGGGCCTGGCGCTGTCCGCCCGGATCGGCCACTTGCGGGCCTGCCCATCGTCCAACGTATCGAACAGGGCGGGCGTGCGATCAATCTCGCAGCCGACCTCGTAGACCTCGCGGTCCACGTAGAGCGTCCGACCATCGACGAAACAGCGAACCAGCGTGGTCGGGTCCACCGAGAAGCCCCAATCCGCCCCGTAGTAGAACCGCGCATCGGCTGGCGTCTCGAACGCCTCGATCCGCCAATTGCGGAAGACGCGGGCTTCGCTGTTGCGCTGGTACTCACCGAGCCAGATGTGGCTGTACTTGTCCGGGTCTCGCCGCCGGTCGTACTCCATCTCGTCGCGGAGAACGTCGGGAAACCACGGGTTGTCGTCGTAGTTCACTCGACGAACGATGGAACGCGGTGGGGGCTCTGGGCCGCGCAGCAACGCGTCAATCGGATCCTTCTGCGACCGGGGGTTCCAAGTCACCCAGATCTCAGAGCTCGGCTTGCGAAGCGTCGGGATCAGGATGTCCAGCGAACGCTGGGAGACGGTCGCTGCCTCCTCGATCCAGGCGTAGTCGAAACCCTCTTTTGATTTAACGCTGTCAGGGTTGGTGCGCAGACCTGAGAACATAAACAGCGAGCCATTGGCCCCGCGGATCTCGCTCTCAACGGCTGTGTAGAAGCCAGACAGCCCGCATTCCTCGATCTTGTCGAGCAGCAGGCGTTGAACCGAGTCTTTGATGCTGTTCTGGATTTCGCGAGCGCAGAGGATGCGCTTCGGCTCCATGGCTGCCTTGATCACCAAGGCCTGAGCGAAGCTGTGTGACTTTGCCGAACCCCGACCACCATACGCCGCGCGGTAGCGTGCCTCGCCCTCGTACAGGAACTGGAAGGCTTCAGGAGCCGTGATCGTCGGCACGTTGGTCGCCCGGCTTCATGAACACGAGGCGCAAGGTATTGTCCGTCTTGATGGCCTCGCCATCCTCGCCTGTGACCTGCATGGGCAGAACCTTGCCTAGCAGCGCGAGAAACGGCCCAGGCGTGTCGATGGCCCGATCAGCGAGGTAGTTAGCGATCCCGTCCTCACCGCCGCCACCGGCCGTTTGTGCGGCCTTCAGGATGGCATCCTTGAGCAGGGCGGTCGTCTTGTTGACCGAGCCCTTGGGACGGCCAGGGCCGGGCTGGATGTTGGGATTGCCGGCCATTGTTTCTGACAGTTAGTTTAACGCCCCTGGTACGGGGCTTGTGCGTCAGACCGGCAGGGCTTTCGACCGCTTCTCAGCGGCGGCAGCCTTCTGCTCCTGGTTCGCGGCTTCCTGCTCCTGACGGACACTGTCGCCCATGGCCACGTTCGCATCGGAGATGGCCGACATGTGGGCTTCCACGGCATTGAGAGCCGCCATCTGACGGGCGTTGAGGCCGGAGGCGCGGAGCTTCACGATCTCGGCGTGCAGAAGGCCGGTGGCCTGGGCCATGGCGGTGCTGTGGTCGAGAAGGTCAGTGTTAGCCATGGGAGGGCTCCTGTCGGAGGATGTCAGAGTTCGGCGATGCGCTGAGCGAAGCCGCCGTCAGTCTCTGCGAGAGAGCGGAGACGAAGGATGGTGGCGCCGACGCTGTGACGAACAGCGATGGGATCAGCCTGAGCGGTGCGGGCCATGTGCTGGCGATCGGTCAGGGCTGTGAGCTGTGTGGCTCGGCGAGGGCCAGCGGCAGCAGCACGGGCGATGCGAGCGTGGCTGAGGGAGAGGAGCGTGTCGGTGGGGTGCATGCCAGCGCTTCCGTCACTCTGATGGCTTGAGGCCGTACATGAGGTAGGTGAAGATCTCGTCAGCAGCGGCCATCACAGCCGCACGGTTCGCTGTCGTCGGCAACTCGGCCTTGGCCAGTTCATATGCGCGAGCACGAGTCTCAGCCAAAATGTTGGCGGGGATCGGCTTACTCCCGATTGGGCCACCAGACGGCGGCATCGGGATGCGCCAACGGGTTGCGTCTGGCTCGCGGTACGGATGAACGTGCGAGCTATCGAACAGCATCACCGCGCTCCCGTCATGAGATCGAAGCCGGCGCAGATCCAGGCTGCGTAGAAATGGCTCGGCAGGAACAGCCAAGTCAGGACAGCGTCAGGGTTCGGCATCGTCAGAACCCTGCGGTCTCAGCGAGGATGGCGATCAGGGCACAAACCAGCCCGGCAGAACCGATCACAGCGCCGAGGGCGAAGCCGGACAGCGCAGGATGCTCAAGCACCCAGGCTTCCATCAGGCGTACTCGGGGCTCTCAGCGATAACCCGGCGCGTCAGGTCGGCGATCTCTCCGTCCGCGACCTCGTCCCAATCCTCGGGGAGGAGATCGTCGGGGTCCCGGTCTAGCCGGACGTCGGAGAGATCGTCGGGGTTCACGCGGGTTCGTAGGTTGCCGCGAAGATGTCGGGCTTGCAGGGGTAGAAACGACCTTCCTTCTGCTCAGGCAAAATCCAGTCGCCGGGCTCTAGGAACGCCTTCTGCTCGTGCACGGTGATAACGTGCGGCCGGTCATCCTGCTTAAAAGTTTGAGCGCCGTGGCCTCGACCGCCGATAGTGGCATAGCCCATATCGTAGTGCACGCCAGGGTGCTCCACGCCGGGGAACCACTGGACAGCCTCGACCTCGACAGGCTTCTTGCGGAAGCTAGGCAACTTTGGCCTCTTCGAGCGTCACCAAGAATGGCTCCGGCCGCCTCGGATTGGCCTGCCAAAACTCGAACTTGTCGCGGTAGTCCTCGCCAAGGACGAACTTGACGGCCATGTCTTGGTCAGTAACGCAGGCGGCGAGCGCGCCCTCCAGGGTCGCATAAACGCCGTTCAGCTCCCAGGCATCCGGGCCTTGTTCCGGTAGGAGCGTACACAGCGCCCAAACCACCGGCTTCGCTTTATCGGCCATCAGGCGCCCCCGCTCGTGATGGCGTCCATCGCAGCCTTCAATCCAGCATAGCCGCGGAGGTGGGCGCTGATTGCCCGCTCCAATCGCTTACGGGCTTCACTGGCGGCTTTCTCAGCCTCAGATGAGGCTTGGGAGCCAATTCCAAGCCGGCCCTGCCGTAGGGCTCTATTTTGGAAAATGTCGAGCGCCGCAGCGATGTCGGCCGGGATTGTCTCGGGCATGAGAGGATCCGGCTGAGGGTTCAGAACGGGCCACCCGGTATGAGCGGGGCAAAACCGGCTGATCAGGTCCGGCCGAGGTCTCAGCCTCTGGCGGAGCGCCACCGCGCCCATCCTGACTTGACGATGCCGGCAGTTGATAAGCTCGCGACCAGGATCGCTGCGCCTATCGCCCATCCAAGACATCGAACTGATTGCCCGAGCGCTCTGCGCTCAAGGGCGGAATTTGAAGACAACAATCCCGACGCCTCGATCGCCTTCGATCGTGGGCCGGGGTCCGAAGTGGGCCAGACTGCCGTAGCTGTCGCCGCGGTTCGGAAATGTCCTGCCGCGTAACATGCATGCCGGAAAGAAAATGTCAAGCAGCCTCCACCTGTTGAACCTCCAATTCTACAGGTGTCGGCCGCCCAAAGATGTCTACTGCGACCTTAAGCCGGCCAGTTCGCTCGTCAATGCCCTCGACGGTAGCGTTGAACGAGGCGAACGGACCTTCGGTGACACGGACCACGCCACCGATCTGATAGACGATCTCGCTGGCAGCATCGTCATCGCCGCCGAAACCCGTGATACAGTCCGCGAAGTTCTGCAGATCGTCGGCACTGATCGTCATGTGCCCGCCGCCAGGACGCTGCACGACACCGGAGCGACCATAGCCGGTCAGGTCATCGTAAACGCCAGGGTGGCTTTCGACGTGGCGCAGCTCCTGCCAGTCTCGCACTCCGACGAAGATCAGCCGGCGCAGAACCGGGATCAGGGCCAGCCGCACCTTGCCGATGTCGGACACTAGCCGGATCGCCTCGCGGGCCTCAAACACAGGCGTGCCGCTCGCGGTGATCTGCTCAGCGGCCTTGGTCGCCCAGCGCGGCAGGGTGCGGATCACGTACCATGTGCGGGTCGGATCGACCTCGAAGCGCTCCTGGCGCTCACGGGCAGCCATGTAGGCGCCGGCCCGGACCGACTGCATGTTGACGGCCACCGTCCGCTTGACGGCCTTCTTCCGCGACCGCTCGCGGGCCTTCTCGCGACGGAGGGCTCGACGCTGCTTGTTGGTCACGCGGCAGTCTCCTGGGTCACGGGCTCTTCCTCGTCCTCAAAGGGCGACTGCTCTTCGTAGGGGTAGAAGTGGTGGTGATGGTTCACCGTCAGTTCGAAGCTGGTCGGTAGATCGTCCAGACTCCAACCAGATCGCCCGAAAAGCCATTTCGCGATGCAAACGGCCGCGACGACCCAGAACACGAAGGTGAACGCGTTCTCGTTGATGAACTTAAGGGCTTCGACGCTCACGCCTTCACTCCCTCAATCTCTTGAGATTTCGCTTTGGCTTCGGCTTCTCGAAGGGTGGAGAGAGCTTGAAGACGGTCGGCATGGGCGGTGCCGGCTTCTCGGGTTCGGTTGCCGGCGCTGGCCTCGGACAGCTCGGCCACGATCTCGGCGAAGCGGCGGGATACCTCGGCCCGCTCCTCATCGGTCGGCGGCACGTAGATCTCGGCATCCAGCACCGCGTTGATCTTCGCGCGCTCGTACTGGGCTTCCGCGATCAGGCGGCGGCAGACGGTGGCGATCTCGCCGGGCTTCGGGGCGTGGATCCCCTCCCCTTGAGCAGCTTCTAGAAACTGCGCACAGGCCGCCTCGACGGCCCAGGCCGGGTACTTGGTGAGCGTCATGAGGAACGCCGCCTTCTGAAGCTTGCGTGTCTCCTCATCCACGTTGGGCACGGCCATCACGGAGCGGAGCAGGCCAACCGAACGCAAAACCGTGGCACCGTCACAGGGCTGAAGCTGCTCGTCGAGGTGCTGCCGACGCTCAACCAAAGCCTGACGCTCCTCAGCGCTAGGCTCGGCCGCCGCCGACAAGGCGCAGCGGCGCCACTCGCCAGGGATCGGCTCCAGCTTGTTGTGCAACCTGCTGGTCAGATCGGCGACCGCCCGGCTCACCGGGACGATCCCACGGGTCTGCGTCACCGTTGAAAGGGCGGTTGTCATAGCGGCCTCCGGTCAGTTCGGCATTCGCGTCGATGGCTTCGCTTGCCCAGAAATCTGCGCTCTTCGGCGGCGTCCGCTGCCGTTGGCCAGCGCCTCTCGCCGAGAACTTCACGTCGTTCCGGCACCACGTCCGCCAAGCGGCTAGCCAGTCGGCCATGATCGTTCCCTTGCCGGCATGGTAGTCGACGAACTGCGGCCAGATCACCGCGGCGCGGGCGGGTTCAACGCCGGCCTTACGGGCTGCCGCGATCTCATCCTCTGCCAGAACCCATGCCGGCTTGATCTTCGTCCGCCTCGGGCTCGGCGCCGCAGGCGCGCTCTCCGAACGAAGTGAGGAGATATCTTGAATGAGTTCAGTGCCTTTAATGTCTTCTTCTTTGCGTCGCTGGTGCGTCGTAGGTGCGTCGCTGGTGCGTCGCGTCTGCGTCGGTACGTCGGTTTCAGGTAGGCTAACCCTTTGAAACCGGTCGTATTTTAGGATCGTGATGTGCGTCGATTTTTTGTCAGCCGACGCACAGATAATTTCACGCGAAATCAGGCGCCCCAGGTAACGGCGCACGCGAGCCTCAGACCAAAGCCATTTCTCGGCGAGGAAGCGGGTAGAGAAGGCGCACTGACCGCGCGCGAGGTCGATGGTGCCGCTACCGACACGGATGCGCATCGGCTTCCACGCGGCCTGCCCAACGAGCCAGATGAACGCCTCGCGCTCGCTGAACTCGCCATCAGCAAAGTCCGGATCCGACCAGATGCCGCGGTCTACCGCAAAGACGCCGCGCTCGCTCATGACGGCAGTCCGATCTGCCAACACGTGTGAGCCCAGTTCATTACTTCGCGGGCGCACCCCAAGGGGTCGCGGTAGATCTCCGAACCCGTGAACCGAAACACACGATATCCGGCTTCCTGCAGCCTCCTATCGCGCGAACGATCCCGTTGCGCCTGCTCCTTGGTCCGCTCGTGGAACTCGTGCCCGTCGCACTCGACGACAGCCATGTGGTTCTTGTCCGCGAAGTCCCTAACGATGAAGAGAAAATCGACTGGCCAATCGAGGCAGCGGACCTGATGGCCTTCATATAAAACAAGGTACTCGGCCGCAAAGGACGCGAGATCCTCGTCCGGCAATATCGGCATCGAATACGACGATGTCATATCCGGGGGCTCAAGTTTCACGATTGCCGCGATGGCGCGAGCGAACAGCGCCTCTATGGGACTTCCGAAGTGCGGCAGATGCAGGTCGTGAGCGCTGGCTATCTGCGCGCCAAGGATCTCCTGAGCATCGGAAATCAGACGATCAATGCCGCCTTTTTTCATGCGCGCTTCCCCTTCAGAACTTCGCTCACGCGACCTTGATTGATCACCAGCTTGCGGGCGATCTCGACCTGGGTCATGCGCGGGTTGGAGGCCTTGAGAGCCCGGATGGCTTCTGCAAGGTCTTCCGACATGGGTTGGGAGACTGTGGGTGGTCTTGGGCCAGCCGGACGGCGCCGAAGCTCGTCAGCAAGGCCCGCAAGCTCAGGAAGGCCACGCTCAGCCGCTACCTCGCGGAGACGGTCGGCTATCTCGGGGATCCTCATGCGGCTCTCCCGAACAGATCCAAGGTGGGTGCAGCGGTCTCGTCGCTTGGCTTGGCGAGAGGAGACGGGCAGAGACGTCGTGCGATCTCAGCCTCGGCAGAAGACCGGCAGGAGGCGTCCGCACAGGTCAGAATGCCCGCCGTCGTCAGCGTCTCTCCGAAGCCGTAGCAGGAGCGCTGGCCGCAGAAGTGACACCAGCGCTCTAGAGCCTCACGAGCTGCACGCTCGCCAGGGATCGCAGCGATATGCGCGTTCCGACTGAGAAGACGGAGGTTGAAGTAGAGGCCGGCTCTGCCCGGCACGGTCGGATCAATGATGCGATCTGCCATCGCCATCACTCCGCAGCCACGGAGGCGAACATGCCGCCGTCACGCGCGAGGCGGTCACGGGCCATCGTCGCGTAGGCGGGGTTCAGTTCGATCAGGATGGCATCGCGTCCGAGGCGATCGGCAACGAGGCCAGTTGTGCCGGCGCCGCCGAAGGGATCCAGAACCGTGCCGCCAGCCGGGCAGCCCGCCTTGATGCATTTCTCAACCAGATCGGGCGCCATGGTCGCGAAGTGCGCTTCGCCGTATGGCTGCGTGCAGATGCTCCAGACCGACCGCGGCTGCCGCAACTCTGTCGGCATCCAGCCCTTGGCGGCGCCTCGACCACCTCTGACAACCTGCTCCGGCCGGGCGTACCCATTGCCGGATGGGTGTTCGCAAACAGCAGGCTCTTTGATCGCATCAAGATCGTAGGCGTAACGCGCCGAGCGCGTCAGCATGTAGACCATCTCATGCGAAGGCGTCGTGCGATCCTCGACGCTCGACGGCATCACGTTTGGCTTGTGCCAGATGATCTCGTCGCGGATCCACCAGCCGTCCGCTTGTAGGCCCAGCGCGACACGAGCCGGGACCATCATCCGGTCCTTAGCCTTCAGTCCGGCAGGCACCCGCTGCGCATTACTCTTTCCGAAATCGAGCGCCTGATGCTTAGACTGCGGGACCTGGTAGGATCGATTGGCGGCGTAGCTGTCGCCGATGTTCAGCCAAAGTGTGCCATCCTTCCGGAGCACGCGCCGCACTTCGCGGAAAACCGCCACCATCTCGGCAACGAACGCCTCAGGCGTCTGCTCAAGCCCGATCTGGCCGTCAACGCCATAGTCACGCAGCCCGAAGTACGGCGGGCTCGTCACGCAGCAGTTGACGCTCTCGTCCGGCAGTGAACGAAGCACGTCGCGGCAGTCGCCCGTGAGGATGCGCACGCTCATGCCTCCCTCCGGACAATGAGGCTGTCGTTGGAGGGAAGACGCCAAGATGCGATCAGCTCGCGCGCTTCCTCAATGCTGCGGGCGACGCCGACAAAGCATCCAGCATCGGCAAGCGCATCGTGGCAGCGCTCCTGATGCGGCTCGGGATCTTCGCCGGGCGCCTTGACCTCTATGAAGGCCGAGTACGGGCGGTCATCGTCCATCCGCCCGAACCATTCGATGTCAGGCCAGCCGGGCTTCGTACCAAGGGCTGCCGAGCGGATGCGCTCAGAGCGCAGCGCCCCTTCATTGCGAGCGTGGTGCAGGTTCGCTGCGGCGCCGCGCGGCAGCGACCAGCGCAGGTACGACAGGATGGCTTCATGCACCGTGTCCTCGGCCACAGAGCGACGCGAGGCGCGACGCTTGCGGCCGGTCATGATCTGCTGTGCGATGGAGGGCACCGGCATCAGGGCGCCCCCACCAGCGACAGGTGCCCTTGATGTGACGGGCGCGTGCGCTGAGCCTTCTTGCGGCGCTGCCGATCAATCTGATTGCGGATCTGCTCCGCGCCGAGCTGCGCGCCGAACAGCCACTCCGTCCCCTTCTCACGCGGGAAGCGCCAGGGCATCGACGGGTTGAGGTGAGCGGGCGTCTTGAAGCAGCCGTGGCCGGCGGTGAAGGTGAGGACGCGGCCAGTAACGAAGGCCGAGGTGCCACGGACGCGCTGGCCGGGCTTGATGCCTGCGAGGCTAATCAGATCGTCAGAGGTGACCGTGGAGGCGAGATCGACGGTCGGGGCGAGCTTGCCCATCTCGATCCGGCCGGCAGCCTCCAGCGCCAAATCTGCGGCAGCCTCGACGTTGGCGAGCTTGGCCGACAGCTCCTCAATCTGCCGCATCAGCGCGGGATCGGAGGCGTAAGCGCCGTGCTTGCGGATCGTCGGCAGCACCTCCTCAAAGACCCAACGCTCAAACCGCAGGGCAGCCGGGAGATTGCTCTTCACGATGAGCCGAAGCACATCGGGCTCAGACAAAACCCGGACCTCCTGAACGCCGCCGGAGGTCGAAAGGGGGTACCGTTTCGTTACCCCCTTGCAGTGGTCAGCCATGGCCTTGCTGGGATTGGTATATCCAAGCTGCTCGGCGACATCCTTGCCGACGAAGAACATGCTGCCATCAATGTCGATGACGCGGATGGGTGCGTTCTCGAAGAAGAGCGCGAGCGCGGGGCCGGCGGGCTGGGCAACGGTCATCGGGGCCTCCTGATCAGCGGCGGTCTCTTCCTGGGCTTGGCGGATGATCCGTCTGACCTGCGAGGCGCCGTTCAGAGCCGCCCGGTGGTCACTCGGCGTCACAGGCGCGGTAGTGCGGCAGCGGCGGCCGTTCACTTCGAAGTCGATACGGTGATGCTTCCCACCGCGGCCGACCGCGTAGGCAATGCCAAGCTCGTCCAGCACGGCCGTGACAGCGTCTAAGCAATCGTTCTTCACGGCTGGCCTCGTGCTGTGAGGGTTAGAAGGGGCTGGGCGCGGGGCAGTGGTGCCGAACGAGCGCAGCGACATGCTCTTCGGGCGTCCGGCCGGCAGCGCGCGCGGCGTGGCGCAGGGCAAACGCCACGTCTTCCGGCAGAGCTATGGTGTGAGGCTCAACGAGCGTGATGGACTGCCACTTGTCGGGCAGTCGCCGGACCAAGCCGCGCGCCTCTAACTGGGAGATCAGCCGATGCACGCCGGACTTGCTGTTCAGCCCGACCTCTTCAGCAAGCTCGGCATAGGTGGGTGTCACTCCGCGAACGAGGATCCATTCGCGGAGGACCGCCAGCAACTCTCGGGCTCGGGTCGTCAACCCGTAGGCGCGGGCATCAGTCATTGCCGGTCCTCGCCCACCATCTCAGCCATTTCCGAAGCCACCACGGCAGAGGTCGTCCCTGCGCCTGTAACCGTGCTGCTCGCCGCCATCCGGCGCGGCTTAGCTTCGCTTGAAGCCATCGCATCGAGCCTCCCTCCCAGCGCGAAAAACCGCGCCCGCTCCAGTTCAGCCTCTGCCTCAATCCGCGCGCACTCGCGGTCGTAGGCGGCCCGAATTGCTAGGTACGTGTCGGCATCCAGCCTGACGGCGTGGCGGCCGAGGAACTTGCGGACCCAAGATCCGCTCTCGCCGATGGCGCGACCTACGTCGTCGTAGGCGACCATTCGCGAACCCGCGCGCCTCGACGCACGCTCAACGAGCGCGCCGAGGATCGGGAAGGTGACGCTAGCTGCGCTTTGCATTGTCCGTTTCCGAACACAGGCTGTCCGCCGCAAGACTGATCTCCGTGTGAGAAGGGTTCTCGACACGGAGGAGCCGCAGATGGCCGACCTGGATGGGAAGGGGGTACGCACACAGAATGCGAGTGACAGCGCGCCGTCTTGGGATGACTACCTCGACGCGCTTCGGATCGAAGGAAAGCGCTACAGGCCGGCAAGCCTTCGCGCAGTCCTTGAGGAACGCGATCGAAAGGGCGGCAACCCGATCGAGCGCAATGGTGATGGCAGCCCACGCGGCCGAAGTGTTCGGACGACCGCGGGGCGCCTCCGCCCAACCGCGATTGGCGGAAACGGCGGGACGGAAGGATGACGGCCTCAAGCACATGGCAGAAGCGCCTTCGTCCGGATAAGGCTGGCAGAGGCCGCAGGAGAGAGCCCGGTCGCCAGTTCGATCTCTTCAAGCGTGAGACCCGCATTGAACATGGCGGGGACGACCACCGGCCACGCGGTGCGCGGGCAGATCTCAGAGACCGCCTCAACGGCACGACGCGGCGAGCGAAGGCCGAACCGAACCTTCCGAAGCTCCGCAGATCTCCGGCCGGCATCGATAGTCGCAAGAGCCGACCTCAGACGTGGCCGATGCGACGGTGCTCGAATGCGCTCCGGGCGAACCAGCGCAAGTGCCCGGATGCGACGCCTAACGGTCTCAGGACAGACATCGATCGCTATGGCGATATCTTTGATCTGTTGCCAGTCGTTAAACCGCCGCGTGATCTCAGCATCGAGAGCGGTTCCAGCGCGGAAAACGCCGGGGCTCAGCGCTTTGCGAAGCCCGAGAAGAGCAACCCTGTGCCGAACAGCGTCAGTGCTGGTTCGAAACTCCTCTGCCATCCCACGGGCAGTCATACCCGCCGCGACGCCCTCGGCGACGAGCCGGGTGAGGACATCGCCATAGCGGCGACTGCGAGCGGGAACGCTTTCCAGAGCAAATAACGGTGACGGAGCAAGCATGTCAGTGCCTCCCCGGCCATTTCGCCGCCCAAAGCCTCTGCGCCATCGCAATCGGGCAGTCGCTGGGCTCGATATTCAGTCGCTTAATCACCGACTGCACACGGCATTCGTTGTGACGAACCGTGGAATGGTCTCTGCCACCGACGAGGTTGCCCGTCCGGGTGAGGCTGAGATCGGAGAACCGAATAGCGAGCCAGCAGAAGATCTGACGCGCCTTGACGGTGCTGGGGTCCCGACGCTCGGATTTGATGTCGAACACCGCCACCCCCGTCGCACTGGAGCAGATCTCCATCAGGTGACGAGCGGTGCGCGTCGGGCTTTGCTCGATGTCTTCCGGGCGAACGGGCTTCGGCGGGATGAAGCCCTTCTCGCTTATCTTCGGCTCCGGCCAAGGCTTCGCAGCGGGCGCCTGGATCGGGCGTCCCAGCTTGGTGGCGGCATTCAGATGAGGACCGCGCACCAGGGCGATATCGACGACCGGCGCCTTTGGGCGATTGTCGCCGAAGCTCACGCGGCTGGTCTCAAAGGTGCGGAAGCCAGACATTCAGCCGATCTCCGATCCGTTGGCTTCAGTCACCGCGCACAGCTCATCGAGACGGCGGGCGAGGAGGCGAGCGCGCTGAACGGGAATGGCGGTGCTGACGTAGTGGCGGCCCCGGTTGCCGAGCTTGACGACGTAGATCCGGCCGTGAGCGGCGATGAAGCGGACCTGACCGCCATCCGCCGTCTCCAGGACGTGCTTAAAAGTCGTGTCAGCCGCGTCGGTGAGTGCGGACATGCTAAGCCGCCCCATGAGTAGCGCGCTGCGCAGAGGCGGCCGCGAAGGCGACAGAGTTGCCGCGCTTCAGATCCCGGACGATCCGAGCCGCAACGTGCTCGTCCTGCGTGCGCGCCGTGTGCTCGTAAAGTTCGAACAGATGATCCGGCACCCAGGCGGGGACCTCGACAGGCTCCCACGTCTTGAACCGGATAAGGCGATCGTTCTCCAGATCGTTGCGCTGGCCCTGGAACGCGGCCTCGCCTCGGGTCGTCTTCACCTTGACGCCCTTCGGAGGACGCAAGCCAAAGCAGGCGCGCTCGACGATGTTGACCGAGGTGCCCAGACGCTCGGCGATGATCGGGTAGGACACCCACTCGGTCTCGCGGATGCGGCGGATCTGAGCGCGCAGAGCCACGGAGCCCGGAACTACGGACCGATGGGTGTTGATCATCTTGGCGACGTCAGAGCCCTTGAGGCCCGGCGCACGGCCGAACCGGCGGAACTTCTCAGCGACCCGTGTCGGGTTGTAGCCCTCGTCGTAAAGGGCCTGCGCTTCGGCGATATCGGAGGGCGACCAGTTCATCACTCAGCCGCCTCGCGCGTATACGCATGCGAGAGGTAGCGCTGATAAGCGGCCCGATAGGTCTCAAGGACCTCCTCGGCCTCACGGGCCGCGGTCGGGTCCTTGGCGAGTTTCCGCTGCTCATTGACGAGGCCTCGAATGGCAGCCTTGTCGAAGCCCAGTCCATGGGCTTCTTTGTAGACCTCAGACACGTCCTGCATGCGCTCGTCGGCTTCCTGCCGAAGGCGCAAGATGCGGTCGACGTAGGAGCCGACTTGCTGGTCTGCGCCAGCGTCGTTGATCGCGTCAGCCATCACCCGACCCTCTCAGCAAGGAGAAGGAACAGCAGGCCAATGCTGGCGAAGCTGAAGAAGAGATCAGAGCCGGCGGCTAAGCCAGCCGAGTACCTGCGCTTCACGACGTAAGCCGTGGCAGTCAAAGCCGATGCGAGGCACCAGCAGCCGATGAAGGTGAGGACTAGCCAAGTCATGCGCGTTTCTCGCGAAAATTGAGGACGGCAAATTGACGATGGATATCCGACGCGAGACGGTCTCGTGCCTTCGCGGCCTCAGCCGCCGCAGGAAACCACGCAGTCTGATAAGTTCTACCTTCGAACATCACTCGGCCGCGGAACTTCCGATGCTCATTGCACCAGAACACGCCGCGGAAGCCCCATTTGTTTGGTTTGGCGGCTCTGTTCGCATTATTCTCCGAAGGAGAACAAAGTCGTATGTTGGACCGACGATTGTCGGTTCCGTCGCCATTGACGTGGTCAACGTACTCGCCTCTCTTCGCGTTAAGCAAGAAGCGGTGCAAGTAAACCTTGTCTCTCTTCACCGGGCATCGGCCGTAGATATAAAAACCGCCGGATGCGCGCTTTATGGCTTCACGGCGCCAGACGATGTGGCTCACGGCCGCCTCGTCACACTCATCAATGGTTGCAAACGTGCCGTCGGAAAGCTTCAGGCGAACGCTCATCACGCTGCCGCTCCCGAGCGAGAGGCGATGACGACCGACACCGGAACTGACTTCCAGAGCATCGGCGAAACGGTATGACCGAGAGCTTCGACGGCAGCCGTGATCGGCTCGAACGTGGCCGGCGGGAATGTGCCCCGCGCGATCCAGTTGAAGACCCTCTGCTGAGAGGCGCTGAAAAGCTCCTGGACCTTCACGCGTCCGCCGAGCGCTTCGATGACTTCGGGGACTGTCGCGAGGTGAGCCATACACACCGAATTAAAACGGTGCGTTGTGATAGTCAATACCCCAATGCGTCGTTAGCGCACAACGGATCGTTTTGGCATACATCCGCTATGCAGATCGAAACGCATGAAGCTGACAGCATGTCCGCCATCGGCGAGCGCCTGCGGCTGCTGCGCACAGTCCTGGACCTAAGTCAGGGGCAAATGGCCGAGCGGCATGGCGTGGAGAGCCAGCAGGCTTGGGCGAACTACGAGCGAGCCGAGCGCCCGTTGGACTACCGGATCGCTCTCTCCGTCGCACAGAAGGACGGCGTTTCACTCGACTGGATCTACCGCGGCCTCGTAGGGACGCTGACGGTCGATATGGCCGAGAAGCTGTCGCACGCGAAGCCGACTCGCAGGGGTAGGCCCCGTAGGACCGCCTAGGTCAGGTCACGCACCGAAGCGGCTGCCGAGCGTCCTCCGACTTCCTATGAAGGAAGCCATTCAGCAGCTCGCGCGCCAGTTCCAGCGTGTAATTGGCCTCGCGCTGGTCGGCGGGTAGCTGGCCAACGAGCTGTATGGCGAGCATGCGGAGGGCGCGCTCGCGATCCTCAATTCCTTCGCTACGCTTGTCGGGCATCGATGCTACCTCTCGACAGACGCTAACACGGACGGCTTTTCAACCACAACATAGGAGAACGAACCATGAACAGGTTTGTTCTCCGGGCTTGCCCTTAGCCGAGAAAACAACGCACTGTTCAAATTAGCGCTTGCCATTAAAACGGAGCGTTGTTAGAAAGGGTCATCGCAGCCGCCCTGGAGCGAAGCCGATGACCCCGCCTCCCGCCGACCACATCATTCTCGCTCTCGGCATCATCGCCCCCTGTCTGACGCTCGTCGGGGTGTGGGCTACCGTCGATACGGCCCGGCTTCTGGCCGAGTACCGTCGCGACTGCCCCCAACTTACGGGTGGCAAATTCGGTTGCACGGCTACTGAGGGTAGAGTTTACGACTCATCCGATCTGTACGCCATCAAATGTGAAATAAGCGAGCGCGGGGAGGTGCTGTGATGGCCTCCATGCGGTTCCCTGACGGGTATTGGGCCGAGGAAGGCCTCAACGAGTATCGCGAACCTTGCTTCATTCTTCACAACGTCAGGTTCGGTGTACTTTCCGACCATGACTGCGAGGCGGAAGCTGTCTTCGCCGCCCAGGACCATGCGGATGAATTAGCTGACGAAGACTCGGCTGAAGCGGCGGATATTGCCGAGACTGCTTATAATAAGAGCCTCGACAGTATCCACGCCATGATTGCCGGGCTGATCGTCCAGCCGCTTCCCGGCGACGATGAGGCACGGGGTGAGCAGCGTGCGGTTCGGGCTGCCCTGCTCGCCATCGATGCAATCGGCAAGGCGCCGGCTGCTCAGCAGATCGCGAGGGCCGCGTAATGGCTCAGATCTGGAAATTCGACGTCAAGCCTTCTCTGGAGCCGATAACCTTTAAGGCTCCCGGCCTCGGTAAGGCGCTGTTCTTCGGCCTGCAGGACCACCAAGCGCGCGTCTGGATGAAGATCAAGCCGGGCCATCCAGAGGTCGAGCGCCGCATCCAGGTGGTCGGCACCGGGCACGATATTCCTGAAAACTGGCGCTACGTCGGCAGCGTTCAGGATGGCCCATACGTCTGGCACTGCTTTCAGGAGGGCATGTGATGCCCTTCGTCATCTGCGAGGATGTCGGCACGACCGCCCGTAAACGCCTTAGCCCCCGCGACGTTCTCGCCGCTTGGGAGCGCACCAAGGGCGTCTGCGTCACCTGCGGCGAGCGGATCGATGGCGTCCGCCAACGCTGGTTCGTGGAACACGAGATCGCGCTTGAGAACGGCGGCTCCGACACGGCCGGCAATCGCGGTCCAGCCCACTACGAGACATGCAAGCGGGTGAAGGACGCGGCCGACCACTCGGCGGCTGCCCAGGCCAAGCGACGCAAGCGGGTTCAGCTCGGCATCACTGCCACTGCGACGAAGCCGAAGATCCAGAGCCGTGGCTTCGCGAAGGCTGAGCCCCAGCGCCGAGCATCAAAGCCCCTCGAAAAGTGGTTTGGCCCAGCTTTCCCCTCTCGCTGATCAGGAGACGAGCAATGCTCACCTACCTCGGCTCCTGCCCAGCCCATCATGCAGCTTTGCTCTGCGGGATTGCGGTTCCGCTGATCACCTTCGGATCGGCACTTCTATTCATCGGCGCTTTTGAGATCGCCCACCAGCTTTTCGCCCTCACCTCGTCGGAGGATTGACCATGTGTTACCTCAATTCGGCTTCCGATGACACGCCCGAGCCGCGCAGCCGGGCGAACCGGATCAGCCCCATTCGTCTGCGCCGCGAGCGTGACGATCTTCACAACCTGACGGGCGATGTCGTCCGCATGCTGGAGGGCCATCAGGCCGGCGACGTCGGCTTCACGGGCGCTGGAACCCGTCTGACCCTGGCCGCGACGCTGAACGCCCTTGAGGGCTTCATCCAGCGCGTCCGTGATGTGGAGGCCGAGGTTCTTCCGCGTCCTGTCGCTTCTGACCGGCTGCCGGCTGTCGCGAGCGCGGAGGCGTTCTGATGGACAAGATCAGTCTCTCCGACCTGAATGCCGCCAACAAGGCTCGGCAGACCGAATGGTGCACAGGCGGCGACCCGGAGCCTGATCTGGCCTTCCGGGGCAACGAGCTTGCCGGCGAGACAGGCGAGGCCTGTAACGTCATCAAGAAGTTGGAACGCGAGCGCCACGGCTGGCGGGGATCTCGGGCGACGAAGGAACAGCTCGCCGAAGAGCTAGCTGATGTCGTGATTTGCGCGGATCTTTGTGCCGTGACCGCTGGCATTGATCTCGCCGCTGCGGTCGTCGCAAAGTTCAACGCGACTTCCGAGAAGCAGGGGCTCAAAACCCGCCTCGTGATCGTGGAGGCGCGGTCATGAGCGCCTTCAGCACGGTAGAGACCCAACCCGACTACCACGCGATCTACTTCGGTGATCGCAAGGTGGCGATCCTGACGCCGGCCTTCCCCGCCAAGTCCTGGCTCGGTATCCCGATGTTCCCGGCCGAGCCGTGGACGATCCTTCCCGATCCAGAAGCCTTTCCGGATGCGGCCTGCACGGGCCTGCCTCGCCCGTTGAGCCCGACCGGCAACACGTTCGCGACCTTTGGGGCGGCTCTGGACTTCCTCGGCATCGAACAGCGTGCGGAGGCGCAGGCCGCATGACGCCCGTGTGGTGCTCAGACTGCGATCACGTGCACCCCGCCAGCCGGGATGAACAGAAGCCGTGGCGGTGGCGCTGCTTAGCGAGGCCGATTGAGCCCGGCTTCAAGTTCGTCAGCCCCGGCTTCTCGCCAAACCCTCCTTACGCTCGCTGCGAGGACACCAACCGCGATGGCGAATGCGCGCTGTACGCGCCTCGCCGAGCCCCAGCAGAGGATCCGGCACCATGACCGCCGCTGCCAAGATCAAGGAAGTCCTAGAGCGCTACGGCGAGACCTACGACGCCCGCAAGGGCGGCACCGTCTGGGAGGTTCAGGGTACGCCGGTCATCTCGCACAAGTGCCTTGAGCGGGTCGCCGCGAAGGCCGGCATCGCATTCGAGAAGCCGACAATCCTCCGCGCCGAGCGCGACGAGGCGGTCATCATGGTCGCCGGCAGCCTCGACAAGCGATCCGAGTGGTCGATCGGCGAGGCCCTGGTCAACGTGAACTACCGCGTCTCGGGCAAGCAGGCGGCCTATGTCTACGCCATGGCCGAGAAGCGCGGAAAAGACCGCGTCATCCTCAAACTCGTGGAGCTGCACGGGCTCGCCTACTCCGAGGAGGAGGCCGACGAGTTCAAGAAGGCCGGTCGCCAGCAGGACGACACCGTTGATCCTGACGTGGCCGCCAACGAATTTATCGCGTCCTGCAAGAAGCGGATCGCGGATGCCCCCGACACGGCAACGCTCGCCGGGTGGTGGAACACCGACGAGCGGCGCCAGGCCTTCCGCGACTTCGACCTGAATGACGATGAGTGCCGCGAGCTTCAGCAGCTCGTCACGGCCCGCGTCGAAGCCCTCAAGCCGCGAGCTGTGTCATGAGCGATCATGCTGATCGGTTCTTTGCCGACCAGAAGGTCTGCGAGCACTGCGGTTCAATCTACCGCCGCCCGCGGAACCAGTCTCGCGGCTTCTGGGGTCGTCGCCGGTTCTGCGGCGTGAAGTGCGGCGCCACGGTTCACTCGTACCGTGTGAACACGCTGGATGCCTTTCGTGCTGAGATCCTTCCCGAGCCAATGAGCGGCTGCTGGTTGTGGACCGGCACACTTCATCATGACGGGTACGGACAGATCCGCATTGGCGGCGTGACCGAGCGCGCGCACCGCCTGTCGTACCGTCTGCACTGCGGCGAGATCCCCGACGGCCTTGGTGTTCTGCATCACTGCGACACGAGGTGCTGCGTCAATCCAGATCACCTTTACGTCGGCACAGCGCAGCAAAACAACGCCGACATTGATCGTCGTGATCGCAGGCTCAAAGGAGCCGCGAACGCAGCGTCGAAGCTCTCCGAGAAAACAGTCCGGGAGATCCGCGCCAGCCTTGAGCAGCACACCGTGATCGCCCGGCGATACGGCGTCACCCGCCAAGCCATTGCTGCCGTCAGATCCGGCAAAGCATGGGGGCACGTGCGATGAGCGATTTATCCGCCAGATGCTTCATAAAGCGCGGCACCAGCCTTTGGGCTGCCGACATGCACGCTGACGACTTCCTGCGCGGCATTAAGGACGGCTCCGAGGTGCTGGTCACCATTCGCCGTCCGAGATCCGTCCAGCACCACCGCAAGCTGTTCGCCCTGTTCGCCGTCGTGCTGGAACAGACCGATCGGTGGGCCGACAGCACCATGCTGCTGGAGGATCTGAAGCTCGCCACCGGCCTGTTTGAGACCCGCGTCTCAGCGCTCACCGGCATGCCCTACCCAGTGCCGGCCAGCATCAGCTTCGCAGCGATGAGCCAAGACCGTTTTGCCGCTTGGTACGAGAAGGCCATCCGCGTCCTGTCGGAGCACCTTGGCACCGACGTGGAAACGCTGAGCCGGGAAGTATCTGCCGCCGATGCTGCCAGCACTCGGAGGGCAGCCTGATGTTCTGGCTCGGCCTCGTCTGCGGCATCGGCCTCTCCATCATCGCCGCCCTCTGCATCGGCTTCCGGGATGCTCGTCGAGATCTCCGAGAGCAGGACGCGATGCTTGAGGCGGATCGTCTGTTTCGTGAGGGGCCGGACCAATGAGTGCGCTCCTACTCATCGCCTTGGGCGCCGGCATCGTCCTTCTGCCCTCCCTTCTCGTGATCGCTCTGATCACCATCGCCACGCTGCGTCGGGATCTGAACGCGGGCAATTCCCAGCCGGCTGCGGATGAGGTCGCGCCTGTCGTGGTGGGACGAGCCGAGATCGGCTGCCTGGTCGCGGCGAATGATCGGGAGGCCGCGTAATGGATCGACCCATTCTCTTCTCGGCGCCGATGGTTAGAGCGCTTCTGGAAGGCCGGAAAACGCAGACCCGCCGGCCACTGAAGGAGCAACCGCCTTTAGGCTCCGGCAAGCGGTGCGTGCGCGTCCTGCGCCGGCCGCTCGACGCGCCTCAGGAGCACGCTTTTGAGTGGCGCTCGCTGTACAATGCCTATCTGGGCGATGCTGTCGTTCGCTTTGCCGCGGGCGACCGCCTGTGGGTCAAGGAGACGTGGCGCGCGACCGAGGAATGGGACAATCGCCCGCCTCGCGAGATCCAGCCCAGCTACGTCCGATATGAGGCCGATCCGTGCGTGGCGCACAGCTATGGCAAGCTGCGGCCGTCCCTGTTCATGCCGCGCTGGGCTTCGCGGCTCACTCTGCTGGTGACAGACGTCCGGGTTGAGAGGCTGCAGGACATCAGCGCGGCTGACGCAGAGGCGGAAGGCATTCACGGCGAGCTGTCGCAGTCGCTCGGATCAAAGATCTGGGGTGTGCCTCATGCGCCGGTCCAGGGATGGGAAGACCCCGTCTCTGCCTTCCGAGACCTATGGAACGGCATCAACGGCCCCGACGCCTGGGCTGCCAATCCATGGATTTGCGCGGTGAGCTTCACCGTCCAAACGCGCAACATCGATGATCTGCCGAGGGCAGCATGATCGCCGACCTTCCTTACCTCGCCCTGGCTCTGCTCGCCTACGCCGTGCCGACCAGCATCACCGTCTGGATGGACGAGGGCATTCGAGAAGCTGGCAAGTGGAGGCTGCGGAAATGAGCAATCACGAAAACATCCAGAAGATTGCCGCACTGTCCTTCGCTGAGCACATCATGCAGGACGCGCCAGCCAAGTCATGGCACCTCGGCAAGCCGGGAACCAGCGCCTATGCCTTCCGGATTACCTGGGCGGTCGGCGTCGTGGCGGTCAGCGGCGATATTGGCACAGCCGTATATGAGGTTTGGCCGGCATTCCAGACCCTTGAGGGCGCCATCGACCTGATCGGCAAGGCTGGCTTCGACTACCTGACCAGCAAATCCGAGTTCAAGGAGGAATATGATCGTGAGGCCACTGTCGAGGCGCTGATCGAGAGCGCCTACGAGGCTCAGCGGCGCAAGTGGCAGCCACAGTTGTTCAAGCAGCTCTGCGACGAATACGGCGGCGATGAGAACGACCCGGCTGACCGGAAGGATGCTGTCCGCCAGTTCCGCGACGACGACAGCATGTCGGCCGAGCGCATCTACAACCTGACCGGCGACTTCGAAGATCCGCTGTACCGGCACACGGCAGCAGCCCGCTGGGCATTCGAGGCCGTGAAGCTCTGGGCCGCCAAGATGAAGGCCGAGGCCGCTCAGGTGGGGTCGGCAGCATGAACGCCCCGATCAACCTTCACGGCGTCATCGCTGCCCTCCGCGAGGAGAACGACATCCTGCGCGAGACGGTCCGGCAGCTACGGGAAGAACTCGCGCCGCAGATCGCCTTCCCGAAAGCATGGCGCCTGACGCCACAGCGCGCAGCCGTCCTGTCGTGCATCATGGCGGCAAGCCCTCACGTCGCCAAGCACAGCCGGATCTACGCCGCCGTCTGGGGCAGCGGCGACTTACCTGAAGACCCTCGCAATCAGGTGCAGATCCTCGTCTGCGAGATGCGGCGGCGCATGCGTGCGGCAGGCGTGGACCCCGGCTTCGTGAGCGTCTTCTGCGTCGGCTACCGCATGACACTGGCGGACCGAGATCGGCTGCAAGCCATCATTGACCGCGCAGATCTCGGTAAGGCCGTCACCGCCCGCCGCTGTGTCTCCGCCACCGATGCCGCTGACAAGCAGGAGATCGCGCGTGGCTGACCGTCCCATCATCTTCTCGTCGCCCATGATTGCGGCGCTGCTCGCTGGCCGGAAGTCGCAGACCCGACGGGTTCTGAAGAAGCAGGATTGGCCGGAAGCCATCGTGCAGCGGTTCCCAAACCAGAAAGCCGCCGTGCCATCCCTGCCGGGAGATCGGCTCTGGGTGAAGGAGCCAGTGCGACGCTCACCTGCCATATGGCTGTTCGCAGAGGCAAACTTAAGAGTGCGCCGTGTGCCTGTGGATCAACGGAGGTTGAGGCTCATCACGCCGATTACTCTCGGCATCTTGATGTAAAATGGGTTTGCCGACCCTGTCATGATGCTTTGCACCAATAATAGGAGGCGACAATTCCCGATATATCAATGTGTCCCAGCGAGGACTGCCCGCTCCGGCGCGACTGCTACCGGAACGAGGCCAGCGGGACCAAGCCGCGATCCACTTGGCAGTCCTACAGCGCCTTCACGTGGCAATCCGTAGCCGATGGCGATGCCGTCCTCTGCGACGACTACGTGCCGGCCCGCGCCGCCCTCGCGACGGGAGCAGACCGGAATGGCTGACGAGATCATCAAGGCCGGCACGGCCATCATCTTTGATCACGGCGAGTATAGCGACAGTTCGTATACCGGACCGTTCCGAGTTGAGCGTGACATCGACAAATACCCACTCGCGGAAGCCTATCGCGAGCAGTGGAAGCCCAGCGAGGATGGCTGGCAAGAAGAGCCAGACTATGATGGATTTATCATCTGGCTGCACAAAGAAGGCTACATTTCCGATCTGCAAGCCACCTCATGGCATATCGGATCTTACGGGAGATTTGAGCCATGACCACCACCCCCACGAACACCGCTTCCTCGCCGGCTGGAAGGGGCGGAGAACCAGACAAGCGACTGGACTTCCCAGGCGGCCGGTTTGAGGGCGAACTGACGCTGCGGGAAGCCGCGCTGAAAGTCGTCAACTGGTTCGATAAGGACGGGGCCGCTGGCACCTTGCCGGACTACATCATGGACCTACGCAGCGCTTTGAAGGCCACCGCATCTCCGGATCCAGCCGGAGCGGGCGGGGATCTGGGAGAACTGGAAAGGCTGAGCAAGGCGGCTCCCAAGGGGCCGTGGCACCCGGACGAATATGAGGCCCACGATGAAGATGGTGGGCCGAGCGAGATTGCTTGCGACGGGATCTGCGTGCCGAGCGACTACTTCGACCCAGAGAGCATCGCATCGTGCAATCGCTCTGTCGCTGCCTTCGTCTGCGCCTTGGTCAACGCCTTCAGAGCCGGCAAGCTCGTCGCCTCTTCACAGATACAGACAGACGGGGGAGGGACGGGCGAGCCCTTCGGGACAGGCTACTCATCAGAGACCACGCCCTCCGGTCGTGGCCCTGCGGGTGAGTATCCTTCTCGCATCCCAGCTTATGCGACCGATTTTGACCGGATAAGCTGCATGTGCTCTAGAGGCGACGTTGAGGTGTTCGCCAGAGAACTTTCAGAAAAGCACCGAGGCAATGAAATCTACGCGCTCGCTGTGATTGATGTCTATCGCAACGGTCAGCGCGTCAGCGATGAGCACTCGCAGAGCGAAGACCCGAAGGGGCTGAGTCCGAAGGATGCCAGCGCGGCCCCGTCAGGGGAGACGCCCGACCCCTCCCCCCAGTCTTCTCCCACCCTCAAGACCGGAGGCATGACGGTCGAGGAGGCGAGCCAGCTTCTTGACGGCATCCGAGATCCGAAGGCGCTTGCTGACTACTACCGGAACATGGCCCGGCTGGATGGCATCCCAAGACAAGCCGCGGTCTGGTCTGAGCACGCTGCCAACATCGAAACCGCGCTCCGTATCCTTCAGGCTGCCGGTGAGGTGCGGTGATGGGCGAGATCATGCAGAGCCCGACCGTGCGCCGCATCGTTGGCCCAACCATCCTGCTTGCCAGCGGGAACTACTTCGACTTCCTCACGCCCGAGCAGAGCGCCTTCACGATTGAGGACATTGCCCATGGGCTGTCCCACATCTGCCGGTTCGGCGGCCAGTGCAGCCGGTTCTACAGCGTCGCCCAGCATAGCGTGATCGCGTCGAAGCACGTGCCCGCTCCGGACGCCTACGCTGCGCTGATGCACGATGCGGCTGAGGCCTTCGTCGGCGACATGGCGAAGCCGCTGAAGGACCTCTGCCCCGAATACCGCGAGGTCGAGAAGCGGGTCGAGGCCGCGGTGTTTGAGCGCTTCGGCGTTCCGATGCCCCTGCCGCCTTCGGTCAAGGAGATCGACACGGTGATGCTCGCCACCGAGCAGCGCGAGCTGATGCGCAACCGTGACGACTGGAATTACACGCGGGGCCGGCAGCCGCTCGACATCGTCATCCCGCCCATGACGCCAGCCATGGCGAAGGCAGCGTTCCTCACGCGCTTCGCCGAGGTCGCGCCCTCCGATCTCATTCTGGGGGCGGACGATGTCTGAGACCCCCGCCGCCGACCCCGGCCGGACGGCCGAGACGAACGAGCCAGCCATCTACGTGCTCATCAAGCGCGGTCTCTACTGGAGGCCGGAAGCGCAGGGCTACACCGGAGTCTTGGCCGAAGCTGGCCGGTACGCAGAGGCTCAGGCGAAGCCATACCGAGAGGAGCCGCGGCTTGGCACTAAGGTGATGCTCGCCAGCGAGGCGCCCGAGTTCGCGCCTGCGTGCTGGGAAGAGACCAAGATCGCCGTTCTGAAAAACGAGATCGCCCAACTCCGCTCCCGTCTCCAGGAGGCTGAGAAGGGCGCCGAGGCGTGGAAGCGCGTCGCCCTCATCGCAGCGATCCCGCTTGAGGCCATGCGCATGGCCGGCTCCTACCGAGCGCTGGCACCGTCGACACAGACCTGCGTGGACGAAGCAGTCGTCACGATCCGCATGGCCGTTACCGGTCACAGCCTACCGCCAGACGGCGATCTTGACGCCAGCCTAGCGCCAGCCCGCGCCGCTCTCGCCGCCAAGACCGCCCCGCTTCCCAGCCCCAGATCTGACGATGGAGGACAACAGTGAGTGTCTACACGGCTGCGCAGGTCGCTGAGCGCTGGAAATGCTCGGCGTCACACGTTCGCAAGATGGCCGACAATGGCCAGTTGCCCAGCTTCCGCGTCGGCGGGAAGTTGCTACGGTTCACAGCGGAGGCGGTAGAGAGCTACGAGCGATGCCAGAGTTCAAACTCCAACGTTTCCGCGGCGGCTGGGCCGTCGCTGTCTACGAGGACGGAAAACGGATCAGCCGCCGCCAGCTTGTCGCTCGCGATGCGGCAGGAGCGGCGCAGGAGTTCAACCGCGTCGTCACGGTCGCCAGCCGGCCAGTAGACCCGACCGTCCGCGATGTCTGGGAAGCCTACCTCGCGGACCGCGCCGGCCGGAAGATCGTCCAGAACATGGGTTGGACCGCTGGCAAGGTGCTGCCGTTCTTCGGGCACCTGAAGCCCAACGAGATCACCGCGAAGCTCTGTCGGGTCTATGCCGCAGAGCGACGGAAGGCGCCACGCGGATCTCAGGCTCAGCAGGAGCGGCGCGCCAAACAAGGCAAGGCCCTCGTGATCGGCGTGACCGACGGCACGATCAGGACCGAACTTAACCAATTGCGGGCCGCCATGCTTTGGGGCGTCAAGCACGGCATGGTGGCTAAGGCGCCGCCGATGGACATGCCGCCAGTCAGCAAGCCGCGAGAGCGGCACCTGACACACCGCGAGTTTGAAGCGCTGCTGGATGCCGCCGAGGCTCCGCACCTCAAGCTCTACCTGCTGCTGGCCATCTCGACGGCCGGCCGCAACGCCGCCCTATTAGAAGTGACGTGGCGGCAGATCGATTTCGAGCGCGGGAACGTCCACCTGGGCGACCCGTTGGCGCTTCGCCCCCGCAAAGGCCGGGCGACGGTGCCGATGACGAACGAGCTACGCGCGGCGCTCTCGGTAGCCAAGGCACAAGCGCCGACGACCACCGATCGCGTGATCGAGTACGCCGGGCGTCCGGTCGCGAGCGTGAGAACGACCCTGACCAAGGCTGCTAAGCGGGCCGGCGTCAAAGGCGTGACGCCGCACGTCCTGCGGCACACCGCGGCGGTGTGGATGGCAGAGGCCGGGCATTCCATGTCTGAGATTGCGGCGGTGCTCGGCCACTCGGACGACGCGATCACGCAGCGCGTCTACGCCCATCTCTCACCGACGCACCTGCGTGGCGCCGTAAGCGCCCTGGAAAACCGAGGCGGCAAGTTATGAAGTGCTCAGGGGTTCCGGTGAACCTGGAACCTCTTGCGCAGGGCGCGCTAGGCGCCTCTAATGCGGAACACATCGCGCACAGCGCGCAAACGGAGTCGGAACATATGCCGGCACGCTCTATTGGTAATGAAGAGGTCGAGAGTTCAATCCTCTCTCGCAGCACCA